AATTCAATATGGTATATACTATACCACCAACCAGTCCAAGACCAAGTAAGATCATCATTGTAACTGATTTCCAAGTGACATATTGTTTGTCAAGATTCCAAGCAGGTGTAAACATTACAAGATAACCATGCTCATATTCAACTTCCTTTTCATTGATTCTGTTTTCACTTTCAAGTGGAATCAGTTCATAAGCAAGAATGTCAGCAATGTTATGCTTCCAAATTATTCCCCACATTTCAGCAAGTTCCTTATGAAGATATGCCTCATCTTCTTCGGAACCCAAAGCAACTTCAGGATCCCTGTTGATGACCCTGAACATCTTACCAGTCCAGCCACATTTTAGATTGACAAGTTCAAAATCTTTTTTGTTATGTTTGTAAACCTTTCTAACAATGTGCCAGGCCTTCAATTCATTAAAGAAATTCTTCAACCACATATATATATTAGTTTATTGTGAATTGTCCATACGCTAAAGACTTATGGACTTCTTGGTTATAATATTATAAATTCTTTTGAGTAAGGCAACTCTTCAATCATTTTACAGAAAGCACCCCAATCCTCTTTAAGTCTATGGTTCTTTCTTTGTTTATAAATGTTTTGTAGTTGCTTATAATTTGTACTAACTCTCATAAAGAGTTCAAGTCCCAATGGACAATTTGATAGCGTCACCATAAATGCTGCATAAACCGCTTCATTCCTACCTTTTACACTGATTAATGTATCTGATTCTGAACTGGATGTGTCATAATACTCAAATGTGTCAATACTCTCATCATTCAAGATTTGATTGTATCTGTCAACATACTTTTGAGCAGCATAAATAACTTCAGGTGATACATACTTGTTTGTTGATTGTCTGATCATCATCTTCTTGAGTCTGTGCATTTTTGATGATGAAGTCACAATATCAATGAAATTATATCTTTGAAATTCTGGTGACCAGTATTGTGGATAAGTGACATCAAATGAAACCCTGATACCTGTAAGGAAATTGTCATGACATTTTACATCACTGTTTTTACTTGCTTGTACCAACTTGATTGCTCGTGGCAAAGACTTCTCAAATTCTTCATCTGTGTATTCTGGCATTGTAGTTCTCATCGCATTTCTGCAAGCAATTACTGACTCTTTGAGATCATACACCTTTACATTCTTAATATCTAACATAACCTAATTCTTTCTATAAAGATAACAAAAATTACATAAATACAATATACATTAAAAAATTAATAAATTATGGCATATATTAAACATTACACAGATTTTATTAATGAGTCAGTTCCTAAAAGGAAGTTTTCTGACAAATTACCTGGTGGAGACGCCAGATATGAAAAAAGATTGAATAAATACTATGATAAAGGTATTGAAAAGTTTGCTCCAAAACTCTCACAAGCAAAAAATATGACTGATCTTCTTTTGCTTTCAAGAGAAATTGCAGAATATGGTTTCGCTTATCCTCTTCCAGGTATGTTGAGAAATGGTGCTACAGCGATGTCTGCTACTGAAAAGGACATCTTTTGGATGACTGCTGATAGAGATTCATATGAATCAGTTGATTCTTTAATCAAGTCTTATGAGAAGTCACACAACAGTGTTGAAGTTAATGGTGTAAGAGACACTTACAGCATTTCTTGGGACTGGTGGGTATGTAATATCATTAGATGTTTATTCTTCTGGAAAGAACCTTGGCAACGCAATATTGATTACCAAAAATTTAGTGAGTGCAAAAAGAAATATGGTCCAAAATGTCCAAGACCAAGCATTGATAAATAATTTATCTAATGGATAAAAGATATGTTTACATTTTAAAAACATCTGATGATGTATATAAAATAGGTGTCGCAAAAGATGTTGAATCAAGAGTGAGGCAACTCCAGACAGGCAGTGTTGAGGAAATAACACTTGTGAACAAGTTCTTGTCAGAGTTTCCATTCAAGATAGAGTCCACACTTCATAGGAAGTATAATAGAAATAGAATAAATGGTGAGTGGTATTATTTGACAGAGGAAAACCTAAACAGTTTTATAAATGACTGTGAGAAAATGGAAAAGAATTTTAAATGTCTTGTCGAAGCCAAGAACCCTTTTATTTGATGATCAAAGTAATAATGACAATTGAAGCAATAGCAGGTCATTATTACTTTGTTTTTTTGTATATGAACAAGTATGAAAATGGTGCCAAATAATTAAACTTTCTTCTTTAATTCCTGTAAATCATCCAGATACATTTGTCTTGGATCCAATTTCTTGGTTTCATCAAGAATTTCCTTCTTTTGCTTTGCCTTGCCCATCAAGTCGCCATACCTTTCTTTGGTAAGACTCCAGATAGGCATACTCAACAAATAGTTATAACTATCATTCATCATTTCAAACTTATTGTCATCAAGCCATTTGATAATAGTGTCCTTTGGTGTATTGTTCACAACAAGTTTCTTTGTGATGATAGACTTGATGAACTTTGCCTTATAGCATATTTCAGTGAGTTCCTTCTTGTACTTATCAATGAGATAATCCTTTCTTTTCTGATAATAGCCAAGTCTGAAATCAACAAAGTATCTCAAAATATCCTCTGCTGTTTCAAAGATCTTCAACTTACCGTTCTCATCCAATGTTGTCAAGTTCTCTGTGTATGATTTCACAATTTTCAATGTACCATCAAGTGTTCCTTTCTCAATCATTGTTTTCAGATCATCTCTCTTGAACCTTAAAGTATAATCAATATTTGATGACGAATTATTGTCATAATCTTTTATCACTTTCTTGTCAATCAAGTCATCAAGATAACTCTCATACTTCTCAAAAGTCCAGTCTGGTGGCAATTCTGTGATATGAACCTCATTCTTCACAACTTCATAAGTTCCTTTTGCAAACCACCTGTTCTTGTTCTCTTTATCTCTTGTCCAAGTGCCAGAAAATTCTTTGAACCAAGGTTTAAGTTCCTTTACCTTCTTTCCATTAATATAGTCAATACAAGCACTCACAACATCTTTTGGATTTCTGTTCAAGATATTTGAAGCAAAACCCACAGCAATACCTGAACTACCATTCAAGATAACGGTTGGAACAATAGGTAAGAAGAACTTTGGTTCTACCTCAACACCTTCATCAATTTGTGTTTCAAGTAATTCAAAATCCTTATAAAGTAATCTGAAATTTGGTGATAACTTTGTTGAGATATAACGGGGAGCACCTGCTGTAGTTGATCTTAATGTGCCATATTGACCTATACCTTCCAACAGAGGTAATGAGTTTTTGAAAGTTTGACCCATACCTGTAATTACAGTTGAAGCTGATTGATCACCATGATGGTAATATGCTTCTGCTGCCATTGTACCAGTTAATTGGAAAACTTTCATAGATTTTTCATTACCTGTTTTCCATATTTTATTTGCAACATATATGACTTTTCTTGCCGTTGGTTTTAGTCCATCAATTACAGATGGTATTGCTCGGTTCTCAATCACATCCATTGAATACTCTCTCAATTCATCATTCAGAAAGTCTGATACATTTTTTGTTTTTAATTTGCTCATATTTAAAATATAACAAAAGAGTGGATTTTGTCCACTCTTTATTTAATAATTATTTATTTTTATTTTTTGATACTATATTATTTATGTTATTTCAGTTTCTCCTTTCTCTTGTCTGCATCTTTACCAAACCAAATCTCAAGTTCATCCAATGCCCTATCATCAAGTTCATAATAATAGATGTTAGGATTCTGGATCAAATCCTTGTAATCCTTATCTTCCAAGGCACTCAAACCTTTATAGTATTCAATATCCCATTTTGTAGCATCATTTTCTTTACACCATTCATCAAACTCGCTCTTATAGTAGAACTTAATTGACTTCCTTCCTTGCTTTGCAATCAGGATAGGTGTATCAATTCTTGCAACTCTGTGTTCCTTAATCATTTCAGGCCAGTAGTAAGCAAAGATGTTCAAGATAAGACCTGCAATGTCTGCACCATCAGTATCAGCATCTGACAGGATTCTCACTTCCCTTATTCTAAGGTTGTCTCTGATGATTTTACCATCTTCATATACAAATGGACTCTGACCAAATTTGAGACCCATAGCGGCCATTATACCCTTGATCTCAGCATTTCCACGAACCTTGTCTTTGGAAGTATCTCTAACATTAAGAATTTTACCCCTGATTGGAAACAATGCCTGTGTCTGTGGGTTTCTGAACTTACGGAAACCAGCAGCGGCAGAATCACCCTCTGTGATACACAAACTTGTAAGATGTCTTTTTGCTGTTCCAGCAAGTTTACAATCAATCAGTTTTTCAACCTTCACCTTTGCGATTTCCTTGTTGGCATCTCTTTCTGCCTTTTTGTCATCAGCCTCTTTCTTCTGGTCCAGCCAGTCAGAAATCAAGTTCACAATTTCACTCTTGCAGATTTGATTTATAAACTTTCCAGTAAGTTCAATTGGATTAATGAATGAATCCTTATCTGAAATCATTCTCTCCTTTGTCTGTGAACTGAATTTTGGATTACTTACGGTTGCATTGACAAAGAGCATCATATGGTTCTTGATTTGACCAGGGAGAATATCAGTCTTATATTTCTTGTTAATCTTTTCTCTGATTGCTGGGATGATCTGATTGATGATATATTCAATGTGTGATCCACCAACCCAAGTAGAAACACCATTCACAAAACTTATATTTTGAAATCCATTATTACTTGGTGCAATACCCACACTCCATCTCTTGTCTTTTGTTTCATCAAACAGGAAATCAGAGTTATCAGGAATAAACATCTTGCAGTAGTTCTCAAAAGAACCTGTTGATATGTTCTTTCCGTTAAAACAGATTTTCAAGTTTGGATTTGTACCTGCCACTTCATACACTCTTGACTCAATGAGTTTAAATGTATCCTCATCAATATCTGTCATACCAAACTTATCAAAGTCTGGTATATATGTGATTTTGGTATAATGTGTGCCGCTCATTGAAATTTCAGGTTTAGACTTCTTTGACATATTGTTCTTGTATGTCTGCTTGAATCTACACCACCCATCAGCAGTTTCCACTTCAAATAAAGTTGAAAAGATATTAGTAGCAACACTACCAAGACCATTTGTGCCAACACCCTCACGGCTTTCGTCGTCGTTGAAGTTAGAACCCGCTCTCAATGTACCAAAGCACATTTCAGGTACATATTTCTTTTCAACCTTGTGCATTTCAACTGGAATACCTCCATTGTCCCAAACTTGAATAGTACCTTTATCTCTATTAACTTCTACTTTAATTGCATTTAACTTTGATCCACTTCTTTTGCTCTCATCAACTGAATTAGAAATAATCTCATCAAATAACTTCAGAAAACCAGAATTGTACTTCACGGGTTTCATTTCAAACTTCTTGTCATCATTCAAAATCCACTTATCTGTGTTTTCTGTTACTACTGACCCGATATACATACCAGGTCGCAACAACACATGTTCAATGTCTGAAAGTGACTTATATTTTTCTTCTACTGTTTTTGCCATATTATTGTTCATTTCTTTTCATTTAAAAAGAGAGGTTGATTGGCCTCTCTTTATGTGTTTAACAATCGGATTTTTCATCGAATTTTTCGCACTCTGGTTCAGAATCTCCTTCATCTGAAGGTTTCTTATTCTTGTCCTTGTACTTCATATTAACCCAATTACTCCAAGCCTTGGTAAGACCAGCGGCAGTAAACAGAGCAGTTACAGAACCGATATAAGCAGCCATACCACTTAAATCTGTAGTGATTGTGTGATTGTAAAAAATTTCAATCAATAAAGTTATGGCTGGTACTAAAAGCAGAATACATCCAATTACTGTCAATACGAACATAAACAGTGTTGTAGAACTAACACTATTATCATCCATATCAAATAATCTTGAACACCAACTTCTCTTTACCTTACTCATAACTTCATCTACTTCATCAGGTATTTTCATATTTTTATTGTATATTCTTTATACAATATTTATAGACCTGTTCGCTATAACTTCATCTAATTTAGTTTTAATTACTGATGGGTCGGTTACACCAAGGTCATATTCAAATTTGGTCATACCTGTTAAATCAAATACATTTGATGATTTACTGCAATAATTAGCATAATCTAACTTTGACTCTACCATAGGATCAGCAAAGTCTATGATATACATAGTTTTCTGATATGGAAAATAAGTTATCACTAATGACTTGTTTTCCAATAATTTAGAAGATTCATTCAATCTGAAAAATGTAACCTCTTTAGATGTATATCTTGTTTTCAGTTCAACTTTAAAATTCTGATTATTTGAAGAATACATATAATCTTCATCTGTTGAAGCTGTGCTACTCTGACTATTATTTGCTGTAGATGTACTGTTTCGTTCAAGACCTTCTACATCATATGAAATCATATCTTCAACAACTGTGGATATTTCAGTATCTCTCTTGAACTCCAACACATTTCTTGGGTCAGGTAAGTCCTGTTCCTTTTTAAAATCCCATCTACTCTCTGTTGCACTAACAATATCTGGATATTTATATCTAAATTCATTTACTGATGTAATATTACCACATAAAATGTCAGTGAACCATTTTTCATATTTATATTTTTTATTTAATTTAATGATAATACTATTTAAATCATTTCCCCAGACACCATGATCTCCATTCTTGATAAAACTTTTAACTTTACTGTAATTACTAATCATAACTTAATCTTCATAAATTTCTAAAACTAATAAACCCATCGCACCTGATAATGTTGTGATTGTAGGTGAAATCTTTTCATTACCTGTCTTTATAAGGTGACCACTTTCTCTTGGGTCATCGGTCCCATATCCACTATATGCGAATAATTCTTTTTTACTAGGGATTTCACAATCTATCTTTTTGCTATCCCTCATAAATCTTTCTTCTTTCATTGGTTCTTTTTATTCTTCATCAATTTCTTCAAGAACTCAAGACACGATAGTCCTACAAGTTCCCACCATCACAAGTATTTATTACCTTTCTGATTACCATAAACCATCTTCTGTGTTCTCTGTTTTTGAATATTCATCAGACATAATTTCCATATACCTGTCAACCACCTCTGGTTTCATATAATATTTCTCTGGAATTTTATCTTCCAGTAAATCTTCAACAGTCTTTTCAAGTTTAATAGGTTTTGGGAACTCATAATAAGGATTTGGTTCATCTTCTGTTTTCAGTATTGAAATCATAAAGATACGATCTCTCGATTGAGGAACACCATAATCTTTTGAATTGAGCACTTGGTAGAAATTAGCATATCCATAATCTTCAAGTTCTTTACACCATTTCTCAAACAATGGTAAGAATTTTGCAGTGACCAATGCTTTCACATTCTCAAACAAAAGATACTTCGGTTTCTTTGCCAAGATAGTTTTCCTGCACTCCCACAAGAGTGATGACCTTGTTCCAGAACCTTCTTCACCACCAGCCTGTAAACCAGCATTAGAGAAGTCAGTACAGTTATGAACTATACAACCATTTGCAGTGTATGATTCATCATTCTCAACCTCCATATTATACACTTCACAATCTGCATCAAAGGTTTCAATTTTCCTGATTGGACACCAGATATATCCATCTTCATAGAATGCCTGGTCTTGCTTACCTTTTTCAGTCTTCCAAACAATCTGCCACTGTGGTGACTGATTTAAAACTCTATCTTCAATGGTGTGTTTATCTGCTCTCTTTTGATAATAAATCTTATATGGCGTCTTGTACACCTTTGCAATACACTGTGCAATACCATAAATCAATTCTTTACTGATTGAATTGATTTTATACAGTTTTGGTTTTTCAATATAACTACCATCACTTGCAAGATAACCTTCAACAAATGACTTGAGATATTCCACAGGGAGATTCAAAGTCTCACCATCAATCTTCTTACCATAAGCATAGTATCCATATCTACCAACAAACTCATAAAGTTCCTTTGATGAAATCTGAATTTTGTTTACAGTTCTTTCCTTAATGATTGTATAATTAAATCCACAATCAGTTATTGCCTTTTCAAGAGAAAGTTTATCTCTGTCAGAATCATTACAACAGATAATAACTCCAAATGAGGTGTTCTGGACATTCTTCTTCCAACCATCACCAACATATCTACCCATAAGATACCAGAAACTGTTATTTGTGAATAGTTCTGATAACTTATTTGAATTCCTGTGGTGTCCCCATCTATTGTCTTCAACACCATTCCATTCAGGAAGTTTTGATTCCTGATTGATGGCAACACCAAGATAATCTTTCTTTGTCAAATCTTTTGCCTGTTTCCAAATAGGATTTCTGAATGTCCTGATTGCTTTATGACCTCTCCTATACATTTCCCTCACATAGAAAGGATGTTCAGGAGTACAATCAAGATTATCAAAACACATTGCCTTGATATTCAACATCTCTCCCTTATGATTTTTAACCATAGGTGTAGCAACTTTCTGATATGTATTGGTATGTGTCAATACATAATCATTTTCTGTAACTTCCTCAATCTTCTTCAGTCCTGATTTTGTAAGGACAAGAGTACCTTCAACAAAACAAGGTGATGAATAAGTAAACAGGTCAAAATCAGGAACTTGTGACCAATCAATCTTTGAAATATCACCATAATTTCTTTCCTTATATTCTGGGAAAAGTGCATTATGTGCAATAATTGCGTTCTTATCAATCTCACTCCACCCAACCAAGTCAAATGGAATACCAAGTCTTTTCAAGGCAAGACATTGTGAATCATACCCTGAAAATGCAGTAAACACTGTTAGTGGATTCTCTTCTGTATATTTTTTCATTACCATAATACTACATTTTTATCTTCTGGTCTTTCAACAAGTAAATTGAAAAACATATGTTCAAGACAGGAAACTACAATAGAGTTTCCATACATTTTATATAATGCATTGTCACTCAAACCACAAGACAGCATTTTATCTATTTCTGCATCATCAACATCCATGAGTCTACCAATTTCTCTTGGTGTCAATTTCCTTATCTTATATCTTTTCATGTATTAAATATAACAAAACATTAAAACAATATCACAAATTAGAATAATGTCACACATTCATGTGACTTTTTTCCAAAAAATAATTCATTAAACACAGCAGCAAGTGTATCAACCACATACTTTCTTGTCTGTTCGTTGAATTAAATGTGAACCTTCTCTGGAATCATCTTTCCAATAACCATGGTATTCACATATTATTTTCTTTTTTGCTTTCTGTGTCTTCATATTCTTCCAAAACTGCGGTCATTGCAAAATGTCCATTTCCTTTCCAATTCGCAAAATTCGTACGACCACCTTTAGCATACCAACTTACTATAGTTCTGCAAAGACCATCTTTTGTTGTATTAATTGCTTTTTTTTTCATATTATAAATATAACAAAACATTAAAATAATGTCACACATTAAAACAATGTCACACATTCGTGTGATTTTTTTCCAAAAAATAATTCATTAAACACAGCAGCAAGTGTATCAACCACAATTGAATTGCCAAATAAAGAGTTGATATTACCAAGACTCAATCCACTTTCAATTATTTTATCAATGTCAGAATCATCAACCCCCATCAATCTTCCAATTTCTTTTGTGGTCATTTTCCTGATTCTACCCATGTCATAAATCTTCAAGTAACTGTTTGTGTTATTATGTTTTCCCACACAAATACAACGACATATACCATCTGTAAACATCACTGTATCCTGTTGGTGTGGACCAACCTTGACTATATGTATATCATTATTTCTTTTCATTCAACTTATATTAAAATAAAGATTTTTCTGGATTTTCTTTTCTTTTATAAAAAAGATTTCTAAATATCTCTGTCATTACATTTACTGTGATGCTGTTTCCAGCAAGTTTCCTGCAAAACCTTTTTGGAACCGCGGCGATAATTTTATTCGCGTCGTCAAAATCAACATCCATCAATCTGAATGATTCCAAATCTGTGAGTTCCCTAACCTTATAGGTTAGATCCCAGACATAATTGTCCATTGAGAATGTTGTGAGTGTGTTTGAATAACCATCTCCTGTCGGTGCTAAATATACACCTTTACCAAATTTTTTTCCTTTGTCACCATAAAGATGTCGCCTCAACTTCTCTTCTTCTGTCCTTTTTTGCTTCAGTATCTGTGGAGGCTTAACACCATCAACATAAAGATAAACATCATCACCATCAACTGTACAAAGCATTGGAAGTGTAGTCTTGAGATATTTTCTTTTCTCCCAATCAGATTTCTTGAAGTAAAGATTTTCATCAACATTCTTCTCAATTATCTCATCAAGTGTTGTAACTTTCATAATCTACGCCTTAATTCCTTTCCAATTTTCTCTACAATTCCACACACAAGTGCATTACCCATCAGAAACCCTCTTTTCCTGTCCGTAGTGCCCTCCGTATGGTTGTCTGGGAACATCTGTACCCTTTCAAGTTCTAATGGCACCAGACGCCTTAATTTGCCATTTACGGGGTCTTTAATGATGTGAGTAAATCTATTCGGTTTCTTTGTCACCTCACTTGTGATTAAAGTCCTGGCAGGTTTATCAAGATGATCAGGAAATGCCATTGAACCTTCAGTGTACATATACTTGTAACCATCTTTACTTGTCCTTTCAAACTCTTTATGACCTTTCACATACTCCCACTTCTTCGCATCCTCATCAGACACATAATATTCAGGTGTAATATATTTCCTGTCATCACCAGTTACAAGAATGTCACCCAATGTAGTGTATGGACCAGAATAGTCAGGTTCAACTTTTGTTGTGTAAACAAGTCCATCAATGACCACACCTGCATTTTTAAATGGATGAAGTGACATATTTCCCTTATTGAAATACTTTGAAAGGTTTGCAAGGTCTGGATCAAGTCTCCTTCCATCCAATCCCCATAGACCAACATCAACAGGTTTCTTCACTGGAAATGACTTTGCCAGTACACCATCAGAATACAGCCATTCATCAGGACTTGTTACATCAAATTCACCTTTAAGGAATCCAAAGATAAAAACTCTCTTTCTCTTTTGTGGCATACCATATTCAGCGGCATTGATAATTCTCCACTCAACATCATATCCAAGGTCAACAAGAGATTGAAGAATGAGAGCATAATCCCTACCTTTTTGTTTTGAAGGAGAAATGAGCATCCTGTCAACATTCTCAAATAACAGGAACTTTGGTTTCTCTTTCATTTCAGAAATAAGTCTTGTGACTTGCCACCACAACACACCTTTCTTACCTTCAATACCAAGTGACTGTGAAAGATTTCGCACAACCGAGTAATCTTGGCAGCAACTGCCCCCCATCAGAAGTTCAGCCTCATAATCCTTTCCAGATACTTTGTTGATGTCATCATTGATTAATAAGACATCTGGAAATCTTTTCTTATATATGTTAGCTGCGAACTGGTCTTTAGATGATGGCTCCCACTGGTTTGCCATCACACATTGATAGAACTCCTTGTCTGCCCTGTCAAGACCTACATGGAATCCACCAACTCCTGCAAAGAGTTCAATATATCTACATTTATCCATAATCACAAACCACATTAAACATAACAAAAATATAAAGGGATCATTTGTTTATTATAAGAATATAATGATTTGTTATATTTAATATAGAAAATATTTTAGTAATATGGAAGTAAGTGAAATTATCAACATTTTGAAACAAGCAGCAGAACTGGCACAGGCTGGTGGTGCATTGACTATTGAAGAAGCATCAGTAGTTAAAACTGCAATGGATAACTTGAATAATGAAGAGAACATCAAGTTGGCCTTGACGGTTCTTTTGAAGGTTGCAGAAATTGCCCAGAAAAAAGGAGTTTATACATTAAAGGATGCTTATTTCATCTACTTGGCGTGTGATGCGGTATCACAACTACCTGATGACACCCCAAGCAACTAAAAGTCTGGACAATAAAAAAGAGAGTGATTATTCACTCTCTTTTAATTTTATATTATTTGTTCATTAACTTTGCGATGTTCATTTAAAACGAACAAGGCAGTTTTTGTGAACAAGATTATGTGTTATGCTTCATCTATTGCAGGCGGCATTGAATCATCTCTCTTATCAGTACTTGATTTAAATTTACTGGTTTCTTTCTCAATTTCCTTTTCTCCTTCTTCTAACATTTTCTTTGCTTCATCTACAATGTCTTGTCTTAACTTATCAGCATTATCTTTTAATCTTTTAGCATAATCAAATTTTTTTGTTTTAAACTTCTTGTTACCTTTAATTCCTCCAATTTCTCCATTAGAAATAATTTCTGTAATTTCAACAAAATAATTAATACCTTTTTGCTTAGTTGATAATGGTAAACTATAACTTAATAATTCATTTGAAGTTATAGCACATTTTGCCATTAATGGAAGAAAATCTTTAGCATCATTTGAATTATATGTTTCTTTATATAAACATATTTTCACAAATGCATTTATACTAATACACATTGCTTGAAGGGATTGTGCTGGTGTATTTGCATTTTTAAATTGATCAATAACATCAGATGCTGCCAATTTAGTATAAAAATCTTTAAGTATAGTATAAGTGGCCTGAAATGGTTTAGTATCTTTAATACCTTTCTTTAATTCTTCTTCAAATATTTTTTTGAAACCTAATTTAGAATCATTCTTAAATAAATCATTTATTTTAGGATCAATGTTTTTAGCTTCATTTATAATATTATCAAATGAGTATTTATAAATAGAATTATTTTCTAACACTGCAATGTATTTACCAAATTCACCAGCAATTTCTTTAATTGCCTTGTCAGGTGTCAATTTCTCATCCAAAGGTGTTGCAGAAGCATTACTGATTAATGTCTTTCTCTCATTTGAAATTTGATCAAGCAATTTCTTTTGAATTTCTTCTGCCTGTTTATTAATTTCTTCTCGCTTCTTTGCTTCATCTTTAAGTTCTTGCTCAATCTTCTTCTTCAGTTTTTCATCTTCAATTTCATTAAGGAGTGATTGATTGATAACATACTTCATGTCATCTAATAAAGTTTGAGCCCATTTGGTCATTTGCTCATCACCATCAGCATATTTCTTAATGTCCTTTGTACATTTATCAAGTTGCTCTCTTAAAGTACTATCCTTGAAATTATAGGTTGTTGCCTCCTTTGGGTCATCTTCATCATGATCTTTAGCCTGTTCCTTCTTGTAGTCATACCAATCCCCTGCAAAATTAACAAGAGATTGCCTGATTTTGTTACAAACATCCTTCTTTGCAAGTTTCATTGTTGTGAAACCTGTAAGTGAATCATCTATTTCCTTATATGCTGCTATGATAGAATGATCACCCTTGATTGATTCCCAATCTTTCTTGAACAGATTCTTCACCATACCAAAAAGATTACTAAGTACTCCTTCATCAAGTGATTCAGGATTGTTTTCATATTGTTCTAACAACTTTGGAATATAGACTTCATTCACAAAGTCACCTCTCTTTAAAATATTATTATTCATAATTAAAATATATTTATTTTACTCAATCTATTTACATTTCCGATTTGTGTTTTATTGATACCATAAATGTTACCAAGAACATTTCTAATAGCACCAGTCACACTCAATGGGCCAGTAGCAAGAAGTGCTGTATCACTTGAATCAAGACACAATTCTGCCTTACCTTTGTCAATTATCTTCTCATTGCATATTTCAAAGATGTCAAGTAAAAACTCGCCATCTGACTCAATGGTGATGTCTGACTCATCACAATCCCTGAACAGATAACTATAAATCTTTGGACCAGAAATCTTTTGACTCGCTTCAGAACCATTTAAACTGACAGTAACATTACAAGGTGTTTCTGTTCTTGCATACAGATTGATTTTAATTCCATCTGTAAGTCCCATTGAAGAAATTACAAGTCTGCTTCCCTTCTCAAATTTAAGATACCCATTACAATTGTGTCCGGATTCACTTTTCTCAAATTTAAGAGTTATATTCTTTACTTCTGATGTGAACTCATTACCATCATAAGGGTATTCACCATCTGGTACAGATTCAGTTAAAATATCAATATCAGTAGTAGTTTTACCACTCCAAGGTTCGTCTTTATCTGTTCTTGGCATATAGATGGCAAATAAAGTCTTGTTATCATCAATAATCAATTTATATTGATAATCTCTACTTATAATGAAATCATCTTCGCAGTATTCGTCGTCGTCAGCTGTTGAGTTTGCCCAACCGATAAAGATGTAATCTTCTGTATCATTTGCTTCAACAGTCACTTCTGTTCCATTATAGAATGATCCAGTAACCGTATTGACATCTGACAAATCTGTTTCATCATTATTTAATCTGATAAGTGTCAATGTATATACATTATCATCATCAAAATCATCTGAATATATTACTGGATATTCCTCATGTTGTAATGAAACTATATCACTATCTAAATCATCTGGATAGTAATAATATGTTCCATATGTACAACCAAAAAGTCCATTAAGTGTTAATGCCATTTCTTCAATATCTCTCATATCAGCAACATCTTGTGTATATGTGTCTGTTACATAAAAGTCAAAACATACATTTTGACCTCTGGTGATATTTTTTAGGCAAGGAAAATATAATCCATATCCTTCTGGACAATAAGTTGGACCGGATCCACAGGCAGATGTTCCACCAATATTATAAATATTTTGAATCGCTGTGGTTGGTAGACCACCTCTATTCATTAATCCGCCATAATTAAAAAACCCATTGTAATATCCATTATTATAATATCCTCTATTATAACCACTTATTTGGGTAAAATTAGTAATATTCATATGCCTTTAACTTATATATATATTTATGAAAAAAGGAGATGATCACTCATCTCCTTTTCATTAAAGATTGGGTTCAATGTCAAGTGTTATGATTTTATTGACAGGATTATATTCTTCATCACAAACACTGGCATTAATATAGGTTGTTTTACCCTTCTGGACTATATTTCCACCATCACCATGTATATGTCCGAATGAATGAAATCTTGGTTTAAATTCACCTAATTCATCAAGTACTTTCAGTAGTTCCTCACTACCTAATGGTTCTTCTCCAGTTTTACCATAAAATGGTCTTGGATAATGACTCTTGTCAAGAATATCATATGGTGGACAATGAGTAACAAGAATGTCAAGATTTTTAGGAATCTTTTTATAAATCTTATAAAGATCCTTTTTATCTGGCACATTAAATGCCCATCCACAGAAATATGGCTGATAAGGTGTACCATAAATCTTTAGACCATTTAGTTCAACCATTTCATTATACAGATACCTTACACCATTGTCATAATACTTGTTAAAAATATCCTGAATTTGATTAATAGGAGATTTTTCACAGTAACGATCATGGTTACCTGCTACACAGACTTTATATCTGTATGGTTGGTCTTTGATCCATTCAACAAAATCAGTAAGTTCAAGTGGGTTATAACCACTTGACATAGCATCACCAGAGAATATCAGAATATCCCCTATTGGTAATTGTGGCAAACTGTTCTGCCTTGTGTGAGTGTCACTTAAAAATGTTACTTTCATAAAAATATATATAAATTAAATACCCAGTATCTATCACACATATGTTTCCAATTGCTTGGCTTACTACCCAATATGTGTAATTTCAACCAGGAGATATTTGGACTTTTTCTTATCATTTAATAACTCTAATAGTTACATTTTTACCATTTTTGATTTTTGTTCCCCTTGGTACGAGAATGTCAGCAGTACTTCTTATATGATTTGCAGTTCTATCTTCCACATAAAAAATACCATATCCTTCAATCTCGACTTTGGAATGATACGGAATCTTCTTGAGTAAATCAGGTGAGAGTGATACAATTCTCTTTCTCCCTTTATCACTATGTCCAGTTGCGGTTTTTTGACCTGTAGGATAATAGTATGTTACTCTCCTTACAACAATCGTTTTCTGATTTGACTTTTGTTGTCTATTAGTGCCTTTTGACTTTGGTTCTTTATTTTTAGACTGTTTTTCAGCAGTAGCGTGTGAACCTTTGCCATGGTTAGCACTTTCGCCTTCAATCATCATTTCATTAGCATTTGCCAGATTACTAATATTTTTTTGATGATTATGAGCAGAGGTTGTACCTGTTGTAGTTAATGCTGCCAAACATAAACAAAAGCAAACCCATGCAGTTGCAATCTTCTTTCTCATAAGCAATCATATTTTTTTTAGTATGTTTCTGTCACGAATTATTTGTAGGTAGTAATTTTACATCATAGGCCAAATATCATTTATTATTTTATATCATGTGAACTGCCCATAAGTTAAATACTTATGGGCTTTCTTGGTTATAACTTTATAAAGTTATTTATGTGAATTTTTGTTTCTTAACACTTTAATTCCAAAGATCTAAAAAGTATTCAGAAAAGAGTTTTAAAGCATTGTTAATGATTTTAAATTCTTCTTCTGACTTATCAACATCACTCGCCATAAGTTCAAATCCATCAACCATTTGTTTTAAAATATCCAACCATACTTCTTGTTCCATATTTATAGGATGATTTGGACAAACTTCATAGAACTCTTTTAATCTTGGATATATAAATTTAGCAATTGTTCCATCCAAATTCCAAAGTTCAGATTCATCAAAACCTCTTTCAAGTCTTTGATTCATAAAATCATCCCATCTTTCATCTGTCTCATTAATTAATGAAAAACAAACATTCTTGATACCATAAGGATCTCTTGATGGAACATCAATAGGTTCAACCTTTTCTCCAAAATAATAGAACTTTGCTGTTTCATAATCATATTCAGTATCAACAGTGTACACATATTTACCAATAGTTGGTGTAATGTCAACACTTTTGTTAATCTCCTTGTACACAGCAATACGAGGGTTATCACCACTTGGATCAGGATGATTGTGTATATAAGTAATATACAAGTTCCTGAAGAACCTTGAATAACTCTTGTTGTCAAAGAATGTGTATTTACTCTTAATACCATATTCGTTGACAAACTCATCATTATTTACTGTCAATTTGACAATACCCCCATGGTCAAAAAACTCAACAGGAGTAAGTTCATCTAAAATAACTTCCATATATTATATCTTAATTATATAGTAAATATAACAAGAAATCCATAAATATAGTAAATATCAACAAAAATTTTATGGTAAATAATGATAAAAAAGCAGTATATAAAACAGAATCAGTAGTTGGGACTACTGGTAGTACTGCTGTAAATAAGCAAGAATTACCTTCAACAATATCTATTGCTGGAACAGAAACAAATGAGTTACCACAAAATGTGAGTGAACTCATCAATGATGCCAAGTATATTTCAAAAAATGACCTTGATGCTTGGTTATCAGAACATTCCTATATCAAGAAAGAAGAAATTAAGACATATATTGAGAAGTCAAATATAGCAATTCTCAACACTATAAAGAATCACACTAACAAGCAAGTTACTGTTCTTATCAATCAATATGACACTGAAATCAAAAAAGGATTACAGGAATTAAATGATTTAGGTATTGAAAAGGGTTTTATCACAGCAGATAAAGAAAAAACATTTGCCACAAAAAGTGATATTCAAAACATAGAGAAATCAATCAAGAATGTAAATAGTTCAATAACTGGTCTTGATGATAGATACTTGACAGAGCACCAGTCATTGGATGGATATGCCACAGAGTCTTGGGTGAAAGACCAGAAATACTTGACAAAACATCAAAATCTATCTGGATATGCCAAAAAGTCAGAAATACCTTCACTAAAAGGATTTGCTACAGAGAAATGGGTTGAAAGTAAAGGTTATATCACCGAGCATCAAGATTTATCAGAATATGCCAAAAAGGATGAAGTCCCTTCTATTGAAGGTTTTGCTAAAAAATCAGAATTGAAATCTTATGCACTCAATAGTGATGTTTACACAAAAGCAGAAGTAAATTCATGTGTAGGAAATATGCTTCCAAAAAGTGAAGCAAACAGTAAGTACTTGACCAAAAATGCTGCTCAAAATACATATGTAACAAAGATACTTGCGGACAATAAATATCTGGCAATAGAGGATTACAGGGGATTTAAAGATGCAACAGTAATCAGTTCAAAATATACTGATAGTACAATAGAACAATTAACAAATGATAAAGATTCATTAAGGAATGGTTTTTATATTGTTAATAAAACTGATATAGTTATTGTAAAAGATCATGAAATCATCAATATGTTTAAAGAAGGTGTTATTCATGGTATTGATGGAAAAAATGGTGCTGATGGTAAATCTGCTTATGAATTATATTGTGACACTGTTCCAGATGGAGAAACACCACTATCAGAAGAAAAATGGTTGGAAACACTTAAAGGTGCTGATGGAAAGAAAGGTGCTGATGGTAAATCTGCTTATGAATTATATTGTGATACTGTTCCAGATGGGGAAACACCAATGTCAAAGGAAGAATGGTTAAAATCATTTAATCCAATTTCAAATTATGAAATATATGTAGACAATGAAAGATCTAAAGGAAATGAACCATTATCAAAAGATGATTGGTTGAAATCATTAAAGGCCGAATCAAATTATGATATTTACTGTGACACTGTTCCAGATGGAGAAATACCACTATCAGAAGAAAAATGGTTGGAAACACTTAAAGGTGCTGATGGAAAGAAAGGTGCTGATGGTAAATCTGCTTATGAATTATATTGTGACACTGTTCCAGATGGGGAAACACCAATGTCAAAGGAAGAATGGCTGGAATCATTAAAAGTAGCAAAATTAACTTGGAAAAAAATATAATAAAATAAACACAAAGATATGGCAAATTATATTAAAAGAGAATTGGATACTTTTGAGTATGATAAAAGATACTCTACTCTCATTGAGCACAGATGGTGTTATTTGAAAAATGATAAGAAATATGAAGATTTTCTTGAAAAGAAAGAAGAACCGACAAAACCAAAAATTTCAATGCCTGTTTATCCGGAAAAAACAGGTCAATGTTATTAAAACAAAAAAGGAGATGTAAAAACATCTCCTTTCTTTTTATGTACTATTTTTACTTATTTCTCATATCATAGATCTTTTTGGCATAGTATGTTGTGTCAGCGGTGAAACCACCTTTCTCAAACATCCATTTCAGATATGAAATGTCAACCTTATCAACAGAAGTACCCTTCCATTTTCCAAAGGCAATATAAATTTCCCTTTTACCATCTTCAAGAGTTCTAACCCTGAAATTACCAACCATATCAAGTCTGTCAGAGAAAGTATCAAGGTCTTCATCATCAAAGTCACCTTCCTTTTCCCTCATTTGTTTATATACTTCAATAGTTGCCATCACATCAGCATCTGCTGAATGTGCATCTTCCAAGTCCTTTCCTGTATATCGCTTATACACATCTCCAAGTTTGCCTGAATAAAACTTTCTGAATAATGTGTAGATGTCAAAGTTCTTCACATTCTTGTAATCCCAAGTATAACCTGCTCGCACAAAAGAGTAATATAAAATAGGTATATCAAAGACTGTGCAGTAATATCCACCAACATCACAACCTTCAAAAAACTCATAGACTTCTCCAGCAACTTCTTGGAATGTTGGACAACCAACAAGGTCTGCCTCTGTCATACCATGCCTTTCAGTTGCATCTGGATCAATCTTAACATCGCCATTACTACATTTATAATAAATTTTGTCAACTATATCCAATGTGTCTGGATTCACTTTTATAGCACTAATCTCAATGATTCTTACATCATTTGGATTTTGACTCTTACCTGTTGTTTCAAGGTCATAAAAAACAATATTTTTACTCATTTTAATATATATTTTTGTACATTACAAATATAGTAATTATTTTTGAAACATCCAAATAAAAAAGGGAGAATCTTTTCAAATTCCCCCTCTATATAGAGTTATTTAAATCTCTTTATTAGTAAAGAGCAACACCTTCACCCAACTTAAAGTCAAATGCATAGTAGTAGAGTTGTGGGTTGTGACCAGCACGAACTACTGCATAGCGTGACTTCAATGAGGTAACAGGAGCACCTTCCATACCTTCTGCTGGATAAGAAAGTTTATCAGCCATCAAGTAAGGCATGAATACAATACCAGGTTCATTGTCCTTACCCTTGCGACCTACAACAACACGGGTATCAGCCCAAGGCATGTTAGGATCAACATAGATAGAAACACCTGAAATTGCACCAATTGGATAAAGTGAACCAGCGTTTTGGTTGATAGTATTGCTCAATGGATAAGCAGTGAAACCTGCACAATCTTGGAGAGCGGTAGCAATTGCAGCAGAGCAAACTGCAAATGTACCAGCACCTCTACGACCTCTTTGAGCGATGAGGTTAGAAGCGGCGAGAACCTTGCTCATGATTCTTCTTTGGATAGTACCAAGTGTTTCAGCACCACCACCTACATAAGAAGCAGCATAACCTTCAGGAGCAGCTTCACCAAGAGTTACACTGAAGAATGTGTTAAGGTTGATACCTTCAAATGCTTCTGATTCAATGTGGTTTTGTTCACCAAGTTCCCAGATATTGTCAAGGAGTTCACGGTTGATGTGCTGGGTAAGTTCATTTACCAATTCTGCTTCAACTTGAGCAATTGCATCAATACCATAAGCCTTCAAGTCTTGGATTTGTTCACGAGTGATAGCACCCTTAACTTGGATAGTTTTAGCCTCAACTTTTTCTGTGAAAACATTGAGTGACATCATGTTAGATGGAGTTGATTCACCAGTAGCACGGTCATAAGCCTTTGCACTCATTGGTTTACCATTCTTGAAACCAGCACCTGTGAAACCAGGGATGAAATCTTCAAGAGCCTTAACAGTGTCAATGTCAACTACATAGTATCCACCAACTTTTTCAAGGTCACCAAGAAGAACTTCAGCGAGTGATTTAGCAGCACCCTCACCACCATTTACAATACCAAGTGAGTTGTATGCTTGTTCCTTAACTTGGAAAATTGGGCGACCATCAATACGACCCAGAGCAACAAAGAGGAGTTCATAACCCGGAACTTCAAATTTAGAGCCTGGCTGGAATACCTTTTGGAGATCCTTGAAAGTAGCAGCATGTGCGATAGCATCGTCGTGAGCATGAGCAGCATCACCAAATGCATTTTCAAGTTCAGAATCAGAGTCAGCATCACCCTTAGAAAGAGTCAACTTAACCATAAGAGGTGCAGTCTTTGATTCATCACCATATGGCCATTCACCTTCAAAGCGAGGGCGGAGATTAGTCTTACCACCTTCATATACATAGTCCATATATTGGAGAATACCGAGCGGACCCTGCATTGGAACAACTGGTACCAAGTCGAGAGCGATTGTTTGAGCAGCAACTTGAACAGCCAATGGAAGAAGTGAGAACGGGTTATCACCAGAACCACGAACACCATCGTAACCATTGTTAGGATTAGCACCTGGGAAGTAAGGAGCACCCATACCACCAACGTTCATGTTAGGATTGAGATGTGCATAACCAAGAGCACTTTCATTCAAGTTTTGCTTTTCATTCATATCGTGGAAAGCACAATATTTACTCATCCAAGTCAATTTGCTACGATCAGTAACGCCAGTTGACTCAGTAATAAAATTAGACCAAGTTTTCATAACTTCAGCCTCGTTTAAAATAACATTTTGTAACATAGTTTTAAATTAAATTTTTATTAGTATTTTATTGAGTCAACCTAAAGATCTTTGCTTCTATTATCTTTAAGTTTTCTTTATTAACATTATATTTATGAAAATTTTTTTAAAGAATTTTCAAACTTTTTTTATTCAGGATTTGAATCATGTTCTTGGTCATCATCAGGAACAACACCATCTTTAGGGAAATCAATTTCACCATATTTTCTAGGTGGTCTTCTGTAAGGACAACCATTTACTTCACATCTATACCAGTTAAGTTCTGAAATGACCAAATCCTTTTTGTTGCTTTCTGTTCTACAGTCTGAATATTTTTCCCAAGCACTATCTTTTTGTTTTTGACTTTCAGTAATCTTATCTGACATAATAAGAACAAGCTCTCTTAATTTTTCTTTTTCAGCAAAACAGTTATTATACAGTTTGATCCATTCCTCATTTGATGCGGAGAGATTAGTAATTTCTTTTGTCTTAACATCAACTTCAACCGCTTTTACTTCTGCTTCTTTTGCTCGCTTTTGAAGTTTGAAGTAGAAAATACTACCAATGCCTCCAGTACCAATGATCGAAATCAAACTGGTAATTACAAGTTGTAGTATTTCTGACATAATTAGTTGTTGGTTTTTATTTTATATAGTAAGTCTAAACAGGCACTTTCACGCCTGTGTGACAAACATATTAATATCTCCTCATATTTCTTTGGATTTTTTCCTTCATCCTTTGAAGTCTTTCATCTGAAATAGAACTTTCATTTACTGATTGTGCAGGAGCAGCGATTGCTGATTCATCAATCTTCTTGATTTCAACTTGTTTTTCTCTCATATCACGAGTATTCCAGAAGTAAACAGCACTTGCTTCATTATTGATAACCAACATTTTTGACTCTGCCAGAATTTCTTGCTTTCTTTCATCTGAAAGTTTTGACCATTTTTCAGTGAGTCTTGCAGGCATATAATTGATGAGTGTGAAGTTGGTTGGATCAACAACATTCTTCTTTGACTCTTCAATTGCTTCTGCCTCAAGTCTCTTGGTTTCAGCATATTGTTCTTTAACGGTTGAGATGAGATTTGTGAGTTTTTCATCCAAACTATTTTGATACTTCTTTGAATCAAACTCTTGTTTCTTTTCAGTAACTACTTGTTTATTGATTACTGTAGGTTTACTTGATTTACGTCTGCTTTCATTGAGTGTTTCACCAGACATTTGATTTACTTCTTCAACAATGTAATCTTGATGATCAATCATATTGTTCATATTTTCAGCAAGATAATCTTGATGTGAGATCATCTTGTTCATATTTTCTGCCAAGTAATCTTGGTGTGAGATCATCTTGTTCATATTTTCAGCAAGATAATCTTGATGAGCAATAGACTTGTTTTGTTCCTCTGCTAACATATTTGAATAGTCAATAGACTTGTCGAGCATTTCAGAAACATATTTTTGATAACTGATTGTATCGTTAAGGTTTTCAACAATGTAATCTTGGTGTTCGATCATCTTGTTCATATTTTCAGCGAGGTAGTTATTATGTTGAATAATCTTATTAGCCTCTTCTGAAATATAATCTTGATGAGTGATTGACTTATCAAGAGTTTCAGCAATATATTTTGTATATGCTTTCAAATTCTCATAAGATTCTTCCATTGCTGCTGCCTTTGCCTCAAGTTCCTCAATTTTACCTTCAGAATCGTTATCACAAGTTCCAGAACCACACTTAACTGCTGCACCCTTGGCCGGAACAGCCTTGGCAACTTCTTTAGCAACTAAGTCAGCAATCATAGAATTATCCACATTTGATGCATCAAATGTTTGAGTTGGTTTTGAATCATTATTCTTAATACTTTCCAACTCGGTCTTGTAATTAGCAATGGCAGACTGTAATTCAGAAATAATCTCTGATAAATGTTCACTGTACTTCTGGAAATCAGAGTACTGGATGAAATTTTGCTTATTGTCTTCCATATTATTATTTTTTAATGTATCTTCATTTTTTTCAGCTTGAGGTTCAGCATAATCTACAGTTTTCTCAACATGTGGATCAAGGTCTGTATTTGCATCCTCGCTAATATCATAAATGTCCACATTAGAATTATCACCAAAACCATAAGACTCATTAACCCTCTTCAATTGAGCATTGGCAAAACCAGGATCTGCTACAAGGTCATAAGTGAAAAGTTGTTGTAATCTAACATGACCAGATTCATCAACTGTACCTGCTGCTCTTGATGAGATATTCAATGGAATACCATCTCTAACCAGTGCTTGTGCCTCTCTACCTTTTGAAGTATTCAATAATCTGATTTTACCAACAATGGCATTTTGTTGTGGATCGTATTCCAGACTTTCAACGACATGTGATACATTTGCCAATGAAATCTCAAATCCGTGGGGATGATCTAATTCACCAAGCAATCGCTTATTGTTAATTTGCTCTCTTAGAGCATCAACATGTGGCAAAAAATCAGCAGACTCATAAATTCTACCATTGCGATTTTTTGTGTCGAATGAAGTGAAAAGTCCAGTTAATACTATAGAATCATTATGCTCATTATTTTCATTCAAAGTTTGTTCAATTTGAAAGTTAAGTGGAGCATTAGATCTCTCTACTATCAATAGTTTCTTCTCTTTCATGTTTAAATGAATTTCTTTATATTTTTATATGTTATTTATGAAAAATTAATTTCAGTTATTAAAGACCTGCCAATGGATTACCGCCGTCGTCGTTACCTCCGCCGCCGTCTCCACTATCTTCATCATCTTTCTCTTTCTTTTTCACTGGTTTAAAGTCTGATTTAGGAGCACCATCAAGAATTTCTGCTATATCTTCTTGCTTATATCCCTCTTTCTTGAGTGCCTTTTCATCCTTATATCTTTGGTTGAGTTTCAATTGTTCTTCACTCATACCCAAGAACTCCCTGACCATATAGTCAAGGTCAAAGTAAGGTATTTCATTACCGTCATCATCGTGGTCAACAATTGATGACATAATAGATGAGATGAAGTCAGCTTTCTTTTGAAGAAGTTCAATTTCCTTATTTTCCTCAAATACAGAATCTTTATTGTAATCAAGACCAAGGTTTACACGGAAATTCATATCTGATGCAATACTCTTGTGCTTCAGACACATTTGAATGTAAACTGGTTTGATAAGTATTTCAGCGAAGATTGCTCTCAATCTACCAATGAATTTGCTAAATCTGATTTCCTCTCTGGCAATACCCTCTGCTGAAAGAGAATAAGTACCCTCTCCCTGTTCCTTTTCAAAACGGGTGTAAGGAATTTTTGATGCCTGACGAAGTTTGTCACGGAAGTATCTCAATGCTTCAGTGTCAGAGATTTCAGGACCGTCACCACCAAGATTTTGAATTTGTGGTGTTTCACCACCTTCAGATGCCAAGAAAATGTCCTTATAGAATTGGAGCATTGGCCTGCCATTAGTTCTGATTTCACCAGAGTCCCAATCAAAGTCAACAAGTTCCTTGAAGTTTGCCATTGCCTGTGCAAGTGTCTGTCTACCTCGTGGGGATTGTACTGAACCAACAGGAATGATATATTGTGTTTTATAAGACGAGTTTGTTACAGCCCAGATAATTCTGGTTGCTTCCATTGTTCTCAAAATGTTGAATGAACGGATAAGTCTTTCAACATAAGAAATTCTTGATACAGTGTCTGCCTTTGAATATGACAGATAAATGATTTGTGTATCATACAAGATCCTATCTTGTGTTGTTTGACCATTGATGCCAATCCTTTGGTTTACAAACCAGATTTTTTCATTTGTGTTTGGATCAATGCCAGGAGTAAGTGCTGCTGGGTCAAGTTCAACAAAACCAATAACTTCTGTTTGATCTTGGTTATATACAATTTCAAATGCAAGGAAACCATCAATCAGCCATTTTCTAAAATAATCTGTTGCTTGAACAGTATCATAGAAACCAAAGTAATTATAGATTTTATTATATGTTTCATTGAACTCATCAAGGATTTCTTGGTCTGCCTTATAATTAAGTTTGATATTGGCAAACTTATTACCATCATCAAAGACAATGGCTTCCTCACAGATAATGTCAAGGATTTCCTCAATCTCATCCTGTAAGGCAAACTTTCTTAATTGTTCTTTCTTCTTTTGATAATTATCTTCTGATAAGTTGAAGTATCCTTTTGATATAGAAGGATCAACAGCTGACATTCTTGCAAAAAGAACTTGTACACTCTCATCATCAAGAGAACCAACCTGTCCAGTATAAGGACTGGTCTGCATTGTTTGAGTCTGAAGATTTAAATCTACAGATCTAACATTTTTAATTACATCATCCTTCCAGTTTGTACCGAAACTTGAAAGTTTGCGAAGCATCCTTGTTACTGGATTAGGATTACCTGTATTATTTCTATTTGTATTTGTGAAACCTGCCATATAGTCAGTTATTAAATATTACTATCTATGTATTTATGGTGAAAACAAAAGGAAGGAATTGTTCCTTCCTTTGTATATTATTAGGTTATTTATACTGATCCGGATCATTATGATATGATAATCCACCATCTTCAAAAACATTTTTTATCATTGATATTAAATCTTTAATATTATCTGTTTCCTTATTATATTCATTTCCAATTTTTCCTGTAATATGCTCAAACCCCAAATATGTATTTGGATTTGCATCTGTTATTTCTTTAGGTGACATATAAGCACTAACTTCAGGATATGTATTATATTTTTTACATAAACTTGGATTTGATGTTACTTTAAAGAAATACTTAACATAAGGAACATCTGGTATTGTGGATTTACCTTCACTAAAATATGTTGGTGCTACAGCAATTAATTCAACACCAGAAATAGAGTTTAAATTAGTAGCTCTATTTAAATATACATCAATTATTTCTGCTTTTTCTAATTCATTAATATCACTATACTTTAAACCTTGTGTTCTGTCTATAAACATCTGTTTAATATGATCATTAAAACCAGTAATAGCATCACGATCACCACCATTTTCTATTACTTCATGTACAATTTGATTCCAATAACATAATAAAACAAGTTTATCACAAAAATCTTTATAGTTATTCTCATCTAACCCTAATGATTCTTTTGTAAAATTATATTTACTAAAGGTATTCAATTGGTGTTCATAATCTCGACTACTATTATTCATATATAATTGCTCAGAAATATTTATAGAACTTGAACCTGGTGCTGAACCCATAGTATATCCAGTATACCAAGATTTTGGAATTGTTGTATCAGGTTCACGTGTTCTATCTGTATATTTCTCTGATGTGTACATATTCTCATAATCAGAATGACAATTAGGTTTTGGTGTCCAAGTATATAATGTAGTTAAAGCTACAGTCCAATTTGTATATCCATATACACTATGCTCAACTTCTTTTTTTATTAAATCATACATATTTTTATCAATACCTGAAAATAAAACAAATTGTTTAGTATCCCAAACACCTGTAACATCGGTTCCACCAATACTTTTCCAAGCACCTGGCCATAGATAATATTGTTTATTATTATATTTCATGCACAATGTTGGAACATCTGATGCATTTTTTAATTCTTCAGGTGCATCATCTGATCCAGAAATTTTTGACATATCTTCAACAATTTGTATTGAAATTGATGATGAATCATTCAAGTTAGATATTTCAAATTGACTACTATCAATTTTAGTTTTCCTTGTGTTAGAATTTGCATATAATTTTTGTATATATAATTGATCTGCAAATGTATTACCTTCAAGAACAATATTAGTTGCTGCAATTTTTACACTTGAATCAATATATCCATTAGCATCCTTTGTAACACAAGTATCAATACTTGCTGTTATACCATCAATGGTACTTTTCATCGCTGTTTCTGCAAGTGAGCCAACTTCAGTTTTTTTAGCATATGAGTTAACTATAGATGAAATATCATCTGTATTTGTTTTTATTGAGTTCTCAATTGTTGTCTTTGCTTCCTCAAATTCTCCACGTGTAACAAAATTTTTAAGAGATGAAGTTATTTCTGAAAAATCAACTCCATCACTATCAACATTTTTTAATTTTGCTTCAAGTAAATTATATGCTGATTGAATTGTATCTGTTTGTGTAGTCAATAATTGCAATCGAGCTAAAATACCTGTACTGCCATCATTAATAGTTGATGATAATTCAGCAAGAGAACTCTTTAAATCTTCATCCTTTTTTGCTAATAAAGTCAATTGAGATTCCACACTATCTCCATTAGTGGACCCAATAGATGCCTTTAATTCAGCGAGTGCCTTTTCTCTCTGTCCATCTCTTTCTGCAAGAGTGGTCAACATTGACATAATAGTGTCATCATCACTATCACCAGGGATATGTGAACTCAACGATTCAAGTTTAGATTTAAGTGCTTTTAAATCATCATGAAGAAGATTATAATAATATTGATCTTTATAATCAACATTGTATTTTAGTTCACTAAGCTTATTTTCAATATATCTCTTATATGATGTAAGAGAGAAATTTTCCATACTTTTAGCAGATAATACAACTCTGAAATTATTGTTGATTTTCTCAACAGAATCTGCTATAATGTCAGTAGGTAATAATAACTGTAATTTATTTGACATAATTAAATAGTTTCATTTGTTATTCTATCATAATCTTCTTTCATTGCTTCTGAATTATATGATATTTCTTTAGGAGTTTCAACAGATTGTGATGAACCCTCTGATGAATTTTTAGTTATAGATTTAATGGCATCTGCAATTTTTGTATCAATATCATTGTTGATTTTTTCATACTTGCTATCAATCTCATTCTTAACAAGAGAATGAAATTCATTAATATTTCTTCTAACTGTAATATTAGTATTTGTAATAGTTTGTTTTGCAGATTCAAGGTCTGCTCTCAATCTCCTGATTTCCGCAATCAATATCTGCATATTTTGATTATAGATTTCTGGAAAATTATGAAGAGCGGTTTTATCACTAATTTCTACAATGTCTTTTAATTCTAAATTTTTTGTTTCGTCTGCCATAATTCCTCATTATTAATTTTTATATCCAATATATGCAGCAACTGCTGTTGTAAACATTCTACTTGTAAAAAGATTATACAACATACCACTTGAAATACCAAGAGCATTACAAATTGCTTTACCAATCGCCGGACCAATGGTTGCACCAGTAAGTCCACCAACTAATGATCCAAAAAGTCCTTCATCAACTTCTTCACCATTTTTAATTGCTTCAGCAATTTTTTGTGCTGCTTCATTTACAACGATCATTTCAGATTCATTAAGTTGTTCACTTTCATTAAGATATTCATTATAATTCTGTATCATAACTATATATTTATAATATAAAGTATTTATGCACAAAAGAAAAGAGAGTGTGATTGCACACTCTCTTTCAATATATTTGTATTAGTTGTTTTTTATTCAAAACCACCAGCTGCAATTGCACCAGTTCTCAAGATAGTCAATCTTTGTGCAATAATTTCAAGACCACGAACAATTTCAACATAGATGTCAATTACACCTCTATTGTTGTCAATCACTTCTTCAGTGTTGTTTGTAGTATCCATTACAGTCTTGTAATCATAAACACCACCATTACTCTTCATTGTATCCAAGAAGTTATCAACTAAAGTCTTGATTTCAAGTCTTGTTTGAGCAGTATTGAACTCAAATACATACTTTCTCAAGATACTTTCAACACCATCTTGAATATAGATAGCAGCCTCACGAGCATGGATTGAACTCAATGCTGATACAGGAGTTTGTTTTGCAGTCTTGTCACCATAAACTTCAACACCTACACCTTGTTCCCAGATAATTGAGTTGATACCCATTGGTTCAAGGAAATCTCTATTGTCACGGAGAAGAGTTGCTTCAACACCAATAACTTGATTACCTGAAATTACGCCTCTCTTTTGACCTGCGACGATAGACCACGCAAAACCTCTATTATATTTTTGTATGTAAAGGTTACTTACATAAGCAGCAGGTGGAACAGATTTAGGAGCACTCAAGTCTGAGATTCTCAAATATGGATAATAGTAAGCACCCCAAGATGCACCATGATCAATAGTTGGGAGTGAGAACAAGAATGAAGGATTCTTTGAACGATCACCACCAGTTGAGATATATTCTGCTTCAACACCACCTAATTTATTGGTGAACATTGGGTCAGCACTCTTCTTGAAATCCAATTGCGAAGGACAGTTGATAATTGCCAAAGCACTCTTTCTACCCATACAAACCTTTGTATAAACATCTTTACATTCTTCTTCAAGGCCAAGACCGAATGTATCAACCAAATATCTAAATTGAATATAGTCACGATCTATCAAAGCACTATAAAGATTTGATACAGTAGAACCATAATCAGGTTCTTCACGGAGTAAGTCAAGAATTTCATCTTGTCTTTCATTTGTACCATCAGGCATTGACTTCTTACTCATTTTGAAACCAGGAAGTGAAACCCATTCAAGTCTGTCACAAATATCATCAATTGGAGTAACCTTAACAATGAGTTCATTTTTTGTATCTCTTGCATCCTTATAAATCTTATCAGCACAGATTACAAGTTTATATCTAACAGTTTTTTTATCATCAGCATTGGCCGCATAAAGATTTCTTGTTTCTTTAACTTTAGTAAGTCTTGAACAATGAGTATTTGAATTTTCATCTGATGAATAAACATCTGAAAGAAGATAATCATCAGCAGCAATATTTGCATAAGCACTTACAATAACTTCATTGTCTTTTGGAACATATACTTTTGTAAGTTTATTGTCAGTATAATAAATTGCTTTATCTTCAGGTTGTTTAAGATATGTAAATTCTGTAATCAATGGAGTTGCATCAATATAAATTTCATCAACTGATTTTTGTGTACCAACTAAATCAACAACAGTATCATTTTTTACTACATACGAAGAAGATGAATACAAATATTCAGGAACTTGCTCAGCAGCAACACCAGAATCAGGATCATCAGTTGTTACTGGTTTTTTAATAGTAGCAATTTTTATTGGATCACTATATACCCATTCACCAAAAGCGTGTGGATCAGTTTTTACTTCTGTTTCATGATCATTTTTTGTGACATCTGCACCTGTAAATACTCTCTTAATTGCATAGACATTTGTCTTACCCTCTTGATCAAATGGACTAACCTTTGAAGCATACCAAACTGTAATTGTACCATCCTTGCTTTCAAATTTTCCTTCACCACTTCCAAGTACTTTATCGAATAATGTATCTATACCTCCTTTCTTATTAAGTTCTGGATAATTTACATTTACTTTAAAATCATCACCACCTTGTGCATAGATATATTCTGTAACTCTCTTGAGTTGAACCTTATTTTTGTCTTTCTCAATATAACTCAATTGTTGTGGAGTTCTTTGATAAGTCCAAGTCCATTTATTATTTTTTTCATCAAAATTAAGATTTCTTTCAATTGAATAAACAGCAGTCTTACCAATTTCATTTGTTGGACTAATAGTATTACTTGTCCATACTGAATCAGTCAATGAATCTTCACTATAAGAGAATGTATTAGACTTGCTTAAACTAACCTTTGTAAATAACTTCTCCAATTCAGCATCTGTAGCAGGAACCTTAACTTCAGAAGCATCATCGGCTTTGGTGTACAATGTTTCTCTCATTGTCAAAACATTGGTATTATCAACTTCACCCTTACTAATCTTTTCAAGCATATTTAAATCTTGCTCTTTAGTTCTCTTCCATACAAATGGATAACCAGTTGGATGAGAATTACCAAGATCCTTATCACGACATAATGGTTCTTTTGTATAAGCAATACCATCAACTTTAATAATAGGATATTTTTCAGTGTAGTTATAGTTATAAGACAACAACTTAATATCCAAATCCTGTGAAGGATTATTTTGAATTTTATCAAAGATATTATGACCAATTAAGTCAAGTTTTTCATCAATGAACGTATTATCAAGATTAACACTTTCAATATTCTCTACATCTTCGGCACAAAGTAAACCAACAGTATCAACATCATCATTGATGAGTTTTTGAATCCAGATATTTCTACCAAGTTTATCAATAAAATTAGGAATCAAAGAACCAACATACTTTGCTTTGATTGCAACTGAAGGCAAATTCAAGAATCTTGAAAGATTGGTATCATTCTTACCTCTAATGAAACCTCTATCATCAAAATATGATTGATAAATCACATCAGAAGCAAATCTCTTATATCCCTTTAAAGCATTATCGAGTTTAATAACATCATTTATTGACACTGCATCTTCATAATATCCATATTCAGTGAGTACATCACCCTCACCACTAATGTTATCACCATCAAGGTCAAGACCAGATACTCTGTGAATTGCATCATATTTTGGACCGAAGTCACCAGACACAACATATACTTCAACCATATAGTCTTTTACATATGATGTTCCATTAAGATATTCAGGAACTTCTCCTTCGCCATACCATTCATTGAGTGTCAAGTTATATCCTTTTGAAGAATAATCACTTGCTTTCTTAATAAGAACTGACAAAGGTTTCTTACTGATATTTGTAATGTGAAGGATATTGTTTGCCCAGTTTTCATCATCACTATTTGAGAAACCACTCTTTGTAAGATCATTCTTACTCAAGAACTTCTTTATTGAATCAAGATATGCTTCTTCACTTGCATACCAGAACTTATCTGTGTTATACAGCGATTGCAATGGAAGTGTAATAGCATTACTATTCCTTTCAACCAAATTGGTTGAGAATGATTTCTCAACAACTTGATCCACATCAGCATCAAGATTTAACAAGTTCAAGCAAAGGATTGGACCAGCACTCAAAGCAACAAGAGCACTTCTATGGAAAAATGAACCCCTCTTCTCAAGTGAACGGTCAATATTACCATACAACTTGATAAATTGAGCAGTAGAAGTTACTAATTTAACTGTATTGAATGGACCTACTTTGCTGAATCCCACTATCAATCTCATATTAGAGATTGTAATCATATCATTTGAAATACCAGATTTATCTCTTTCAAAACGATAAGTACCAGCGGATTTCAAATTAATTAATTCTGCATCTAAAGCCATATTGTTATATTTTTATTATATTATATTGTATTTATGAAAAAAGATATTTAAACATTATTTTTCAGATTACATAAATACAATATGTAAAAGCGGAGTTTTTACATAACATATAAACAAAAAAACTAATAATATATGGCATTAAGTCACTTTAAAAATTCACAGGCAGCCGTTAACAAGTGGGAAGTTGTAAATCCCGCTATGTTCGAGGTTACAATCTTACCACCAGATGTTGGTTCAAGTCCAGAAGATGCTAAAACAACTGAACTTCTTCTTGAGCATGTTATTTCAATTGGTGGACTTGATGGAGTAAATCCATCCGTTGGTACAGTTATTCAAAAATACAAACAAGCTGACCGTGTATATGCTGGTGTTCCTGATCAAACTCACCTTGAATTGAATATGACATTCTCTCTCAACTTGAATGATGCAAATGAGAACTACATCTATACTACAATTAGAAAGTGGTATAATAAGATTTACAATCCGGCAAACGGTGCTTATGGTATCAAGAAAGACTACTGTGGTTCAATGGTTATTGTTGAATACAACCGTGATGGTTCAATCTGGAGAAAGATTACAGCGATCAATGTATTCCCGACTGGTCAAATCACTGGTATGGGTGATAGAAACATCGGTAGTGGTAATGAGGCAAATGAACTTTCAGTCACATTCAATGCTGACTGCTGGGATGACCAAACTGTTGGACTTCCAGTTTATGAGTAACTTTCTCATTAAAAGGAAACAAAAAAGAGGAATGATTTTTCATTCCTCTTTTTTCATTATTCATCTTCACGAATATGTTTTGCTTTTGTTGTAATAATATGCTTAAATTTACAAATTTCTTTTAAATATGCAATTTCACCAGCAAATTGTTTAGTAGGACTTGTGTAATATGTCAATACACAAATATTATCCATAATTCTTTCACCACACTTTTCTTTAACATATATTGGTGGATGTGGATTACCATAAGAAGACCAAATTGCATCACCAAAAATCAAATATACAGCATCTCTATCTTTGTGTCTAATTTCATTAATTTCATTTGCAACATCCTCAAAGTTTTCACTACCAGCACCTGGATATTGAGTTCTTATATAATCCCAAGTTTGTGACAACACTACTTCTTTACCTTTTACTTTTAACATTTTATCATTAATCGTTCTTGGTAATACAATATTATCACCAAATCCATATACAGTAACATCAGTATAATTCAATTTTTGACAAAGGTCAATAACTTTACCTAAAAATGTATATACCAAATCTTGGTCAACAGAACCAGAAAAATCAACGAAACAATATATCTTTTGAATTAAACCATGTCTATATGTCGTTGTTGGGAGAATCGCACCTCTCCAAAGGTGATTTTTATTACCATAGATATACATATTCTTAACTCTACTCATATTACCTTTCATTATTGATTTTCCTTTTAAGAATACTTCAAGCATTTTGTTCCATTCATCATCAGATATTTGTTTTTTAGCAGCACTCTTTACAATAGTTTTTGCTAATGCAGAACCACCTCTTTTTTTACATTTATCTTCAAGTCCATCAACAACTTCTTTTTTCAATTTATTAAGTTCCTCTTCTGACATTGAAGAATCTTCATGCTTATCTTTGATGTCTTTCATTTTTTTGATTTCTTTATCAGAAAATCCGCTATCTTTAAAGTCACTCTCAAAATCATCATCTGAAACATCTTTTTGCTCACCAGCAAGACCTCCTGATCCATCATCACCATTTTTGAGATCTTCTGTTGCTTTATCAAAACCAGACTTATCACCTTTTTCAAGAGATTTTTTCAAATCTTCTAATCTTTTATCTTTATTTGTCATAGTTCTATCTCTTTGTGGTGAACCGCCATCCATTTTACCACTACCACCATCCTGTGAACCATCTTGTTGGCCAGCATCTTGACCACCATCCTGTGATCCTTCCTGTGAGCCACCATGTGAACCATCTTGTTGACCTGATTGTTTATCATCTTTAAGTTTGTCAATAGCATTATTAATAGCATCTTCTAGTCTTTCAGATTCTGATTTTGAATCATCATCTCCATCACTACTACCGCTGCTACTACCTCCACTACTGCCACCTGAAGAATCATTGTCTTCTTCTTCATCTTCATCATCTTCATCTCCAAAAGGATTGTCTTTGTAATTGAAGTCATCAAATTCATCATCTTCTTCATCATCACCAGAATCACCATTATCTCCTTCAATTTCCTTATTTAACTTATCCTCATATTTATCTTCATCCCAAACTAAACGATTTTGTTCAAACTCTTTATCTTTTCCTCCTTTTGGCGGGGATTTAAGCTCTGGATCCAACCAATCAAGATCATCAGGAACTTCCATATCATCTTTTTTATGTAATGAATCACCACCACTTCCAGTAGTGAGTTTTTGGAAATATTTTGTGATTTTTTCCAAAGCCTTCTCTATGCCTTGATCGGCAGTTTCAAAATCTGGACTAATAGGAATCTTCTTTTTGGCAACTTTCTCTTCTGCCTCATTAATTAGTCTTGTTAATTCATAAAATATACTCATAATATAAAAAATTATTTATTTTACCTAATTTTACCTGTTGAAAGCAATTTATGATAAATTTCCTGACCTTTTTTATCCAAACATTTAGGAAATGATGGAATGTTATCAAATGCACCTTTATCATACAATTCTTTAAACAATGCTTCATCACCTTTTGCTTTTTTAAGTGCAAGAAGTCGTTTCATCTCTTTAATATACGCTTCTTTGAATTCATCAGATGGTCTCCAAACCTTTTGTGTTTTAAGAACCTTACCAATAATTCTCAATTTCTGTGCTGCTGCATTAATAACAGAACCTTTTTCACTTTCACTCAAAGATTTCCTCAAAGTGTCAACAAATGCTTGAAATACATGCTTAAATACTCCTTCAACAAGTCGTTTCATATCATCTTCAGTTTTATTAAGAATTGTTTCATTCTTAATTAACTCAACCAAATCATCAATCAAGAATTTTGAAAGATTTTCAAATTCTTTACCAGGTTTTACATAATCTGATTTTCTATAATCAGAAAATGGTTTTTCAGTTAATGGTTCAAGTGCTTCAATTACTTTTTTAATTTGTTCTACTGTATCTTCAGAAACCAAATCAATTTTATTCAATTCAGCAATATTCTTTAATACATTAATAATCTTTCTCATTGGATGCTTTTTCTTTAACGCTTCTTTTCTTGCATCTTCTTTTTCAGCGTCTCTTTTTGCTCTCTTTTCAGCAAGTTTATCTTTTTCTGCATCAGTTGAAATAATATCTTCCAAAGCATCTTTTGCCTTATCAATTAAATCCTGTTTTTCTTCTTTTGAAAGTTTACCTTCCTTCATTTTCTCAACAGCATCCTTTAATGCTTCTCTTGCCTTCTGAATATCTTCATTTGTTGATTTACTTGATTTTCCAAATTTATCAGCAATATCATCTGCATTATCAAGCATATCTTTTGATAATTTATCCAAATCCCTCATCGTCTTGTCAAATTCATAATCACTCATATTTACTGGATTCTTGTAAAGATCATGTGATAATTCATCTAAATCACTGGCAATATCATCAATATCTCCGAGTTTTGTTTTTGCCAAGTCATCAATAGCATCTTTCAACCCGCCATCTTTCCTACTATCTCTACCCAATAGTTTATCAATCTTATCTTGTAGATCTTCCCTTGCATATCGTTTCTCCTCATCGGTTGCATCTGGATCCAATAAAACTTTTGATGCTTCTTCAATGGCATCAAGTATTTTTAATTCAACATCATCAAGAGAATAACCATTTCTCTTTAACCAGTCCTTATATTCAGCATCTCCATATGTATCATTAATTTCCTCCCAAGTCATACCTGTATATTCCTTCTTGTACAAACCATTCATCCTAGGCCAGAAATTGGCATCAACAATACCATCATCAACCATTGAAGCATTTACTTCATAGTCCATACAAATATTTGCCTTCATATTTGCTTTTTTATAAACACCGGCATCAGGAAACATACTTTCAGGATATTTATCCCTAAATCTCAAAAGGTGATTTAAAAATATATGAAACATTTCATGAAACAATACACCGAAAACACGGTTTGGATCCATTTTACATTCCCTATAAACATAGTGCATATTGATCCACAAATTATTATTATTATCAACACACATTGTGTCACACATTTTGCTTGGGAATATAGGAATGTACATTAATTTACATCTTTGTAAAAACAAATATAAATATGGGTAATCCCTATACATTTTATATACACCATCAGCACAAACCTGCATAATTTTGGAACACTTAACTTTCACCGTTTCACCAGTTTTAAAGTTTGTAATAACTTCAATTTCACCAAGTTTTTCAATGTAATCTTCATTACCAGTCTCCATGCTCATCATTGATTCATTCAATCTATTAACCCTATAATAAGGATTATAATTATAATACATATTCATAGATTATTTAATTAAAATATAATATATGTTATTTATGAAAAAAAGAGGAAGTGAAAATTACTTCCTCTTTTACAATATATTAGTAATTTATTATGTGAACTTCCCATAAACTAAAGACTTATGGGGTTCTAAAATCTTCCTTTTGCAACCTATATCTTTTTTTAACATCATTAAGATATTCTTTAAATTCTTCAAATGTTTTTGAATCTTTAAATAATTTTAAATGCTTGATAATATCAATGTGCATCACCTTCACAATATTATCTTTTAATTCTGAATAAGCATTATTGATATTATTATACACATTCATCAACTGATTTAATTTTGGTAAATTTTCAGGATCAAACATTGCCTCAATTTCATCAAGAACTCTTCCACATACCTCTGGACAGTTAGAATGATCAGGGTCAGGATCAGGAATTTTATATTTAGGAATATTCAAAATACTTCCAACATCAATGTCTGTTTTATCATATACTTCCAAGAATTTAACATATCTATCACCCATTTCTTTACCAATAATACCACGTGCTTTCATTCTAATAACATCAAGTGGGCAAGAACCATGATTTTTCTTATATAAATTAATTTCATGAATCAAATTAGACCAAGTACGAGGGGTTGGCCAAGCAGTCTTACCGTTATCAGTGTATTCGTCTGGCCTAATAGTATGCCAGTTAGTATATTCACCATTTTTACTATCTTTATCTTGCATCAAAAATTTAAGAGTAATAGTATCAAAACCACCTTCAGTAATTGCCCATTTCTTCCATTCATTGAAATCTGGAATGAAGTTATATTGGCCAGCTCCGAAACGAGTACCAAGTACAGCACCAGTAGTATCATAATTACGTTTTACTCCTACATCATCATTAGGCCTATTAGAGCAAGCAATAATACCCCACTTACTACCAATGCGGAACTCATTATTATAATTTCTATTAAGTACAATCTGCATCAATACTGGGAATACAAGTTCATTTGCACGGAAGAACTCATCAAATAAGATAAGTCCACCTTCTGTTGTTTCTGTAACTTTGACACCACCTTTAATGTCCTCAACCATAACTTTACCATTAGCAATCGCATCAAGAGTATTAGTCTCTTCTTGATCACCTGTCGGTTTGTAGCAAGGTAACCAAGTTTTAAGTGAGTCTGTAGTTACACGGATTGCTCTTAATTTTAATGAATTAAGTTTTTCTCCACTTACAAATTTTTTGTCTTTGTTTTTAAGAATAATATCACGAACTTTAGGTTGCTCATCAAGATATTTAGAAATTTCTTTTTCAATAGGAATAGGAATTGTAAATCCATCAGCAGTAAGGTCACCACATTCAACAACGATAATTGCCTTTTCATCACCAATATGTTCATTATTCCAAGTTCTAATAATTGATTTTGGAATAGTTGTTTTACCAATACCTGGAGCACCCCAAATTAAAAGTGCACCACCACCTTTACCATCCTCAGTATATGCTGGAGCATTATTTATAACATCCTCAATAAGTACAGTTAATTGCTTTGAATTAATATCTTCACCCCCTATCAATCCACCATCTTCTGCATTAAGACCAATACGTTTATAATCTCCTTCATTCAACATCAATGCACCAGTATTTCCATATTTTTCATAATGTTCATTGACCATACTCTTGAATGTTTGATAGTTTCTATACTCAATACTATCTTTATCAATGATACCATAGTATTCTGCACTCTCCACAATACTTGGTTTTTCTTGAACATTATCATTAATATATTCATTTTTTACCCCTGTAAATACATTAACACCCTTTACAGCACCACTTGCAATTGTATTGATTGTTGTATATGCACTTACTGCTGGATACATTTCACCCTTTTCATTAAATACTGCAACAACATTTTTAAGTTTCAATGCAATTGTTTTAAATGCTTCCTTAACTTTATTAAATCCTTTTTTAACAAAGTCACCAATTTTACCTTCATTAATGAAAGTATCATAATCTAATACATATCTCATACCTTCTTTTACTTTTGATTTTTCTTCTTCTTGAATTTCATCAAAAATATCATTCCAATATCTTTTTTGATATTCAAGGGTTTCATCTTTAGTAGCACCAACCAAAGGAAGTGGTGCTCTAACATCCCTTTCAACCAATTCTCCAGTTGATGGATCCCTTTCTGTAATCTTAATAAATTTAGGTGTCCATGCTTTCAATGATTGACTAAATTTGGAATATGAGAACATATTCTTAAAATCAGCACAATTGCTTACATTCCATTTACAAATACTGTCATTGTTAAATGTTGATTTATAAAACATACCTTCCATATGTTTTACATTTTCTGTATTCCAAGAACTTAAATCAGCATTAGGAATATCTGCAAATGCAAACAATGCAGTCATATTTTCAACTTCAGATACATCAAATCTACTAAAGAAATCTGAATTTTCATCCTTATTTATTCCTCTTTCAACCAAATATTTTACAAGGTTATTAATAGCAACAAATACATTACGATCAGCAGGTGCCTTTGTTGAACTACTTAATTTAATTGGTGCAACAATTGACGTCTTTAGTTTAGTAGTACTACTATCCTTTTCAGTATCTTCAATAGAAAGTGGTTCATCTTTTTGAATGTCAGAATCATCAACCTTATCCCAAAAATCAGCAAAAACATTTTCATCTTCACCTTCATCTTCACCTTCATTCAGTTTCTTATATTCTTTAATGGATTCCTGTAATGATTCATTAAACTTCTTTCTATTCTCCTTTACAGACTCATTAACTTTATCTTCATTTTCAATGAGCCATTTATCAAATTCATTTTCAATTTGTTCCGCCGTCATTTGGATATTACTCTCATTCAATCTACTTTTAAATGATTGATGCCATTCAAAAACGGCTGGACATAATAATTGTTCAAGTGTCATAATTAATATCTATATTATTTATTTATATTCATATCCTGTTTGAGTCTCTCCTTCCAACGTCTACGACCAGGCACACCTCTTAATCTTTTAGCAAATGCAAGAACCAAACGCCAAGTAATTACTCGACAACTTGGTTCTTCAACAAACAAGCGGTCAACTTCATCTATAAATTCTTTTGCATAATCTGATGGCATTAATTTATTATCTTCATCAATTTTTGGATCTTCAAATTCAGCATTAATTTGTTTTTTAATTACCTCCCAAATTGATTCATACCTTGGATTAAGATCATAAGATTCGAAACGGTCAACAATAGCACTCCAGTGACTTGCACCTGTTTCATTCTTCAATTGCTCACGAGTAGAATTACCAATTACAATAATAACTCCATTGAATATGAATTGGTCTGGAATCTTTGGAGTTGTGTTGTCCTCAATTTCTTTCCACTTTTGTTCAATCTCTGAATCAGCAACAGACCTATCATAGTCAGCACCCATCTCTGCTCTTAATTTTTTATACATCTTATTCTTAAATTCAGTCTTTTCTTCAATTGACTTCCTGCCCATTTCTTCGAAATATCTCTTTTGAGGATCATCCTCAAGTCTACCCATTTTGTACAAATTTGAAGTATCTCCCCTTGCATCAAGTGGAAATGCCACATGAGACGGTGTACCATCACTTTGAAGAGCGGCCTTCCATATAGCAACCTTTTTATCAGTACTAAACAAATTTGCAGAATCATCAAAGATAATCAATTTTCCATTATAATTATAAAGATTTAAATAAATAGATTCAGCAGTAGTTGAACCAGAACCTACGCTTACAAAATCACGGTTTTTAACCATATTGTTTTCGCCAAGTACTTTTTCTACAGTATATGACTTACCAATACCACCTTTACCTGTTAATAATAATCCTCTCTTAACCAAAACTGATTGGTCATCACGATCAATATCACCATTTTGCTTAACATAGTGACACATTGCTTCAGTCATTGCCCTCAAATCTTCCAATGTTTCTTCATAATTAATAGTATCCTCCTTAATTGCTTTAAGTTTTTCGTCTTCAATTCTTTTAAGCATAGCTGCACTGTCTGATTCGGTTTCAGTTGCTTCATATACTGTACCTTCTACAGTTGAAATTGCTGGTGAAGATTTTTTAAGACCCATACTCTTAAACTCAATATTCAATTTCGCAAGTACAGGATCTTCTGGATATGTGTTATTTACAACATCATAAGCGATACTAACAATATATTTAGATTGACCAATACCTGGACTGAGTGCTTTACCAGCAAGATATGTTTTCATAATATCCATAACTTCTGAATTACCACCTTTTACATAATTATACCACGTTTTAATAGCATCAGATTTTTTCTCATCTATAACCAATTGATATAATTTAATTTTTTGATACTTATTTAACATTTGAAAATTTTCAACATTTGTATCACTATATCCAGCACGATAAGCACCTGCCTCATTAATCATTTCAACAGATTCACTAATATCTCTTGAATCATCTAATTCTGCAAGCATTTCTTTAAGCATATCAACATAACCAAGCTTGTTTGTTGAATATGTTTTAACTGCCTTATTCTTCTGATTAATGTCAAATTCATTAAAGAATGCTAAAATTTTTACATTCACATTACGACAAAAAACAATATTTATTTTGTCATTATCAAGTCCAGAAATCCAAACACCTGGCATACCATTAAGATAAACAATGTCATGATATACAGCAAAATCACCAATACCCGCTGATCGAATTTTCTTCAAAATAATTCTTGAAATTTTAGTAAGAAATTTATTACTGTAAACAGGTTCACCTGTGATTACGTCACTTTCAGTGATCTCTCTATATTCAATGTTTTCATCTTCCATATCAATCGCCTCTTTCAACGCTCTTGATTTAAGGTAAGCCTTCGCATCAAAATCTTTAAAATTCTTAATCATAATTTTTTATATTATATTTTTTGTAATATATTTTATTTATGGTTTTTTAAAAACCATTTTGTTTGATATACAAATTCTCATAAGAATCCTTATTTGTCATTTTCAATTTTGTCTTTCTATAACCACCATTATAGGCAATTACATCAATATGATTGTCATAACAATCACCTGGAATCATTAAATTTTCATCTTTAGAATCAAAACTCAAAGCAAAATGAGTTCCAGTAGCTGCCAGTAGTCTTAATCTGTCAATCAAGTCATTATAATCAATGTTACCAAAATATTTACCTGTGCTTCTTGTCATCGCATAAGGTGGGTCAAAATAAATGAAATCATCTGGTTCAATTTCCTGCAAAATTACTCTATAATCACATCTCTTGAAAACCACATTATGCTTGTTAAGTAACTCACTCCAGTCATCAATGATATGTTTCAGGTATTTTGGTTTTATTCCATTTCTGGTTATATGAAATGTATTGTTGAAATTACCATACTTATTGTATCTTGGAATACCATTTGTACAAGTCCTCATTAAAAAGAAAAAACAATAAGGACTTCTTGTTTGATTAAACTCATCCCTTATCATTTCAAAATATTTCTTCTTATCCTGTCTTTCAGAAATTGAATTCATTTCTGTCCACATTCTTTCATACTCACTATACAATCCTTCTGGATCTCTCTTTACAGTATTCCACAAGTCAATCAAATCACCATTAATATCTGAACAAATGCATCTATTCACAAAATGATCTTTTGAGTTGAGCAACTGAAACAAAACAGAACATCCACCACAAAATGGTTCAAAATATGTGTCTATAAAAGAAGGAAAATACTGAATGATTTGTTCACTCTGCAACCTCTTACTACCAATCCACTTTACTAAACAAGGTACTTTCATTATAAATTAAAAATAACAAATATGAAAAAAGGAGTTGGAAATCAATCCAACTCCTATATTTATTAAAAATTAAAACCGTATATGAAATTCTACGAAAATCTATGATTTAGGTATATTTCACTTCTTTGCATTATCTAACATTTAAAACCCATTTTCTTTTTCTTGGTTTCCGAGAAGATTTGATCTGGGTTAAACAACTCTGCCAACGAGATGTCTTTATCAACTTCTTTTAGACCTAATTTTGCGGCGACGACATTCGCACGATCTTTGTCAAGCAATTCAAACTTGTATTTACATTTACACCTACCTGGTCTTAACAATGCTTCATCAATTTTTTTGGTATCAGTATTGAATGTACAAATAATCTTGATATTCATTGCATCAGATAACAAACCATCTGTCATATTCAATAAGTCTGAAATTGCAGTACTTCTAACACCATCCTCTGTAGTAACCAAGTTCTCACTATCTTCAATAATGAACACACATCCTTTATTATTCAATAAGAATGATAGAATATTTGGATTTGTGAAATCACCAAACAGGTTACTTGGTACATACACAAACTTCATCTTTCTTGTAGCACATTCTTTGATCAAATATCTGATGTAAGTTGTCTTGCCAGTACCAGCTGCACCATACAGCATATACAAACCATTTTCATCCTCTTTTAGTGACTTAACAATCTTGTTGTGTATATCTTCAAACCCTTCATTATACATATCAAAGTCAAGATCTCCTTCTACTTTAATTTTAAACTCATCCAGATAGAGGTCATTATCTTTTACAATTATGTGACATTTTACTCTATTACTTTCTTGTGTGTATTTCTTGAGGTACTTATTAATTGTTTCTTCAATAATCTGTGTACCAAGATGAGATAAAATCGTGAAATCTCCATACGAATAATTAATTGCAATTGGGTCACCAGTATTGGATACAACAAAGAACTCATTAGCATATAAACTATTCTTGCCATCTGACTTCTCTTTTCTCTTGTTTCCATACACATAATAGATTGGTGTGAAGTTTCCGCTCTCCATTAAATCATTAAAGATTGTAGCATAAATTGTATTATCTTCATCATCCTCATCTTCCTCATCTTCTCGATGAACTATGTATTCACATCTATAAACAGGGAATGAACCAAATAACTCTGTATAAAAATATCCAGGATCAATGTTATCGGTTCTTACAGAAGTAAACAATCTGTTTGGTACTTCTTTTTGAACATTACCTAATTTTATTATTGCCATAAACTATATTATAAAAATTGACTATTTGTATCAATCACATCTGTTTTTTCAATGAGTTTCATCTTGCTGTAATTGATTTCAACCTTGAACTTGGTGTTTTTACCTTCACCTTCACGGATTTTAAGAATCTTCATCCAGTAATATGGAACCGCAACGCCATCTTCATTGATGTCACCAATTCGCATTTCTTCCGTTTGAATAATACCAATACAATTATCAACAGTGTGAGTCAAACCCATTGATTCGGAAATGTTAGTAAGATTAATATCTGAACTATCCAAAGCACTTCTGCCAATTTGAGATGCTGTAATCATAAGTACATCATACTTAACAGCCAAACCTCTTAAATCTTCAGCGAGTGTCTTGATTTTAAGATATGTGTTTTCAGAGTTTGGTTGACGGTAGTTTGACATAATATTAATATAGTCAATAACAACAACATCAACCTTATATTTCAACTTATCTTCAACATCCTTAATATATCTTTCAACATCAAGAACTGTACCTTGACCAGTTGGCATTTCCTTGATACGAAGTTTACCTGGTGGGAACATATTCATATTACAGAAGTTTTTGAGTTTCTTTTTCACATTCTGTGGGTTCTCAACAAGAACATCATAATCTTCAAGTTTCATATCAAAAAGATTTGCTGAAATTCTTCGAATCACCTTTTCTTTAGCCATCTCACAAGTGATAAACAAAACATTCTTTCCTGACTTCACATAATATGCTGCATCATTACATAACACAATTGACTTACCAACATTGGTACCACCAATATAACAAGTAAGAGTCTTGTGATCAAGACCACCATGTGACACCTTGTTCCAATAATCCCAAGGTGATGGTATTTTGTTTTCTTTGATATTCTTATGACAATCAATATCAAAGAAGTCATCACCCAAATCATTATCAAATGAAACTAAATTTGTATCACCAACAATAGAAGCACACTTTTCAACAATACTCTCAACATTTTCCAAAGTGATGTCTGTTGTTTTAAGCATCGTCGCCGCGGTGAACAAGTTATGATTCAATGTCCTGAACTTGATCCAACCTTCAGTCAATTGTGAGAGCCATTCAGAATCATAAGCATTAAGTTCAACATTATAGATTGTATCAACAATCTCTGGTTCGATCTCTTTCTTGTCACCTTTAATGCTTGCTTTCATTTGCTCACAAGATGGTGTTTCCTTGTACTCCTTATAAAACTGTTTGGCAGTATTTGCCAAGTATTGAATATCAGGATTTGAGAAGAAGTCACCACCCATACTTAATAAGTATTGTGGTCGTTTTAGAGCATGAGCAAAAACAAGTTTCTCTTGTTCAATAGAAGTCTTTAATCCCATGGTGTCTTAATAATTTTAAATCTATTATTGTTCTTTTTTATATATCCCAAATCAACAAGAATATCAGTAATTTTATTGACACCATCTTCATCAATACCATACCTATTTTCCATCTTTGCTGATGAAAACAGATTACCATCAACACTCTCAACACAGCTTTCATATAACACATCAAGTGGTGTTGGATAGTTTGGGAGAGTTTTATCAATCCCTGTAATGTATCTTACCTGTATCTTATCTTTATCTAACTTAATCATCAAACTAAAAATAACAAAAAAGATGGAGATTTTGTCCCCATCTTTTATAATTTTATACTAATATTTAATTAAAGTCCTTTTATGAAATCTTCAAAGCAAGGAATAACAGGATATTTCTTCTTCTTAATTTTTTCTTGCTCTCTCATTTCAAGAATAATTTCATCATATTCTTCTTCACAAGAGTCATCATAATAATCATCTTCGTCTAACTCATAACTTTCAAAGATGTATCCATACTCACCATCATATTCAAAACTATCATTTACTTTACCATTTGTTGTGTGGTTATCAACAAGGTATCCAAACTTACCTCTCTTTTCACCACCAAGTTCATCCCAGATAATTTCAACAATCTTCTTGAATGTGTCATGTTCTTGTTCCTCATCCTTAAACAAATTTAAGAACTTTCTAAGATGCTTGTTCTTACTTAATCTTTGACCTTCAATGCCTTCACCATTTAAACGTTTCTTCAATTCATATTCATCATTTTCAGAGAATGTCTTTTCAGGTCTAAATAAGAATGGTTTAAGCACCATTATTGCATCCATATTGAGTTCACCATCCTTATACAAAATCTTCTTGATAATCTTGTCATCATTAAGTTTTTTATAAACTTCACTATCTTTATCTTTAAGTAATGGAACAATCTTCAAGTCAACATAATCAATCAAATCCTTCTTATCAGTCTTTGCAATAATTGCTTTAGTTGCTTTCTTGTACTTATTTCCATCAGCATCCTCTTCAAATTTTGGTTTAGATGGTCTAACTGTAGGATTAATAGGTCGTTTGTAATGTTTCTTTGTTTCTGGATCTAATTTGTTCTTGTTGGCCTTATACTCTTCCAGTTTTTTCTTGTATTCAAGTTTCTTTTCAGATTTTTCTTTCTTTGATAATTTCTTGTACTCTTCATACTCTTTAAGTCTATCTTGATAAGCATCCTCGATCTTCTTAACTTCTTCTTTTGAAAGTCTGTAATATCTTACATTTTCAATTGATGATCCATCCTTTAATACACGCTTTACAAGGTTGCCTTTCTTATTAGTCTTAACAGAAAATTTTGTTGCATACTTACCATCAAGATAATCATAACATTCTTTTGTTGAATTTTTCTCAAAGAAAGTATTTAAGCATTTAACTGCTTCATTTGGTGAAAGTTCACCAAGGTCAATATTATTCTTATCTGCATCAATCTTATTCTCTGTTCCAAATTCTTTTTCTCTTACTCGTGCAACGAGTTTCTCATTTTTCTTCTTGTCGTCGTCGTTATCTTCTCCTACAATTTCAATGTATTTTCTACCAGCACCATACATAACACATTGTCTCAATGAAGTTGAAAGAGTGTCACCAAACAATTTTGTTCTAATATACTCTTTAGTATCATTATCATTATCCTTTACAGGTCTGAATGACAATTTAGAGAATACACCTTTCAAGAAATACGGCTGCTTTCTTCTCCTTTTATTGAACTCACAAACATCTGCACACATTAATGTTAATGGGTCAATAATAATACCTGGAACAACCTCTCCACTTGTATCTTTCTTATCTTTTGCCTTTGACTTATCTTCTTCTTTTTTAGTATCCTTACCTGTATTCACATAAACAACAATAAATTCAGGATCTTTAACTTTAACATCTTCATCAGTATTTTCTTTTTTAATGATGTCTTTTGCAGTGTTGAATGATTCATCATGCATTTTAAGGAGATTGTCAACTGCTGTCCCGCCACCAAGTTTTTCTGCCTCTTTTCTGTCAACCATATCTGATTTCGCAACAACATATGCAGGATAACCTCTTGTTGCAGATGCAAATCTCATCTTAAAGTCACCCCATTTGTCCTTATTCAAGAAAGGAATAAATGTAGTAACAAATGGCATTTTAGATGTAAGTGGTACCAATGCACCTCTTGCCCAAGCCATTATTTTTTCAGCATGCTGTGTAATATCAGTAATTTGTTTCAAGAATACATGATTAGCCAATTCCTTGGCATGTGCTGGTGTTTCACCTATCTTAATAAGATTCTTAATAAGTTCTTTCTTGTAGTTACCTTCATCAACAATACCATCAATGAAGCCATAAGAACCATATTTACCAATATTTGGTAAGATTTTATCATTAACGCCAATACCAAGTTCATTACCAGTCATTGCTCTTGCTTTCAACACTTGCGATGCATCATGCCTACCAAATTTGGTTGCAACATCCATATCAACCTGTGTTCCCTTAACTGTGGTTTCTGGTACTGTTTTTGTTTTTCCAGTATCATATTGATAAGATTCTCCACGAAGAGCAGTCCTTGGATCAAGACTTCTTGCCCATCCAGCAATCAATCCACTAAAACCATCAGTACTATCAACAATACCCAACATTCTACAAAGTTCACCAAGTGCAGGTCCAAACGTTTGTATAATTGCATTTACACTCAATGCCATTGACAATAATGATAGACCAAAGAAGAATGTTGTCTTTTTATTAAAAAATGCTTCACCAGGTTTCCTTTGAGCATTTCTTTGTTTTATTAACTTAAAGAATCCCCACAAGTTAAGTCCCAATGAGATTAATGCCATTACAAATGGAATAATAGGGCAACCAGCACCCAAGAAAAGACCTAAAAGTTTTGGAAGTAAGTTTACAACTACAGAAGATGCAAGTGAATAGAAAATTGTTTTCCAAGTACTTGTTTTAACACTTGATACCATACTCTTTGCCCAAACAATCCATTTATTATTCATCAATGATTTAATGCCATCAACAAATCCTTCTTCCATAAGTTTCCGTGCAGAATCCTTATCCTTTTCAAGAATAAATGTAGTTGTTTCATAAATGTGATTATACATATTCTCTTCTTCTTCAGATCCAAATTTTAATTCAGTACCCTTTGGATATGAAACAGACAATTTCTTCTCACCTTTATCAAGATCAAAGACACCAAGTTTCTTTGCAACTTCAACAAAGTTATCACCAATTGAACTAAATGCATCAATCAATTTATTTATAAAATCCTTTACTGAATTTACTGAATCTTTAACAAGATCAACAAGGAACTTATAAAATGCCTTTACCTTATCAGTCAATTCTGTTTTCAACTTCTTGGCAGCATCAACAATTTCATCTTTTGTTGTCTTTACCTTTTCAATACCAGATGTTGCAACTTCTTTTGCATTTGATACAAAATCTGAAGCCTTCTGTTGAGTCTTTTTAACCATTTTAGACAATTTGCTCTTAGTATCTTCTACCTTCTTTCTACCCCAGTCAAATGCCTTGTTTAAAAAACCTTCATCAAGAATGTCAATCTCACCATTTATGATTGCGTCATAAATTGCGATTTCTTCATTTGCTTCATTTAAGAACCTGTTATACATTTCCACAAAAATCATAGAAGCACCAACCTTTTCCCTATCAGTAAATGTGATGTCTTTGTCTTGTGCTCTCTTAACAGATTCATTCAACTTGCTTGATTGAATCTTATAATGTCTCCTACTATATGTCATTGTTTTACCAATAACAGAAGAAATCGAATCGTAATAAGAATTGGATTCATCAATCCTACCAAATGAACTCAAATAGTCAATGGACTTAAACTCATTACCATTACCATCTAAAATAAAACTTTCAAATGTTTTAATCATATATATAAAAATTAATTATATAGTTATTTATGAAAAAAAAAAGAAGTGAGATAACTCACTTCTTTTAACATATATATTTAGCTTTCCTAAAATATCAATTCAATTCCTGTTTCACGAGGTTTAACCTCAAAAACACACCCACATTCTTTCATAAAGTCTGGAAGAAACTCCTTCAACTCATAATAAGTGTCTTTATCAAACTCAATAAATTTTTTTGAATTGTTATTATCATCCTTTGCAAAATCACACAAAATACCCAAATCCTCATCATCAAAAATGATTTTTGTAAGTTCTTCCTTCCTTGTCTTATAAATGACATCTTTCTTTTTCTTGGTGCGAAGTGCAAAGTGCATAAACTTTGAATCTGCCTGATCATTGTCAACAACAACAATCACACCTTTATAAAGTTTTTCAAAGTTCTCATAATATGGACCATCAAAGAAAGTCACATATTGTTTAATAACTGAATGTGTCATAATTTTAGTCTTTTATTTACAGTACAAAAATAGTGAAAATATTTGAAAAATCAAAATATTTCATCAAATTTTTTTACATCTAAAGACTCTTTTATATAACTATATTTCTTTCTCAAACTTCCATCAAGTTCAACCTTATAGAATTTTGTCTTGAAACTCCTCATATCATCCTTTCCAAAGTAATATCCATCTTCCTTTTCTTCATAATTTGTGCTTGTGAACCACTCCTTGTGCAAAGGTCGTCTATCTTCTTCTGATCTACACGTATTATAAATTGAATTACCATACTTGTCTGTGATCATCATAATAAATGCCGAATTTTCATCCTTGTAGTCAATCTTCCAAAGAGCAGCATCTTTAAACTTTTCATTTGCATTACTGATTGATTTATTAAGTCTGGCATGTGCCATTTTTTCAGCAAATGTCTTTTCCTTTTCTTTCTCAATTTTCTCACCAGTTTCCGGATTATAATCTCTTAATTCTCTATCTAAAGGATTTGTAAGTGACCAATGTTTCCAATCAATAGATTTAATTGGTGTCAAATTACCTGTTTCTTTAAAAGCATCAATCATATATTGTCTAACCAAATCCAAAGTATTTGGGTCAATTTTTCTATTTTCATCTTTTGAGTTGCCATGCTTCAAATGTCCATAAACAGTATTTTTTGAGTCTGGTGTTACTATTTTAAATCCATCATCACCTTTTGATCTTGAAATTTCATATCCTAATGGTTCTAATGTTTTCTTTAATTCTTGAAATGAAACATTCGCTACAGTTTCATTCAATTGAATATAATCATCAAACTTTAATATCATAATCAATATATTTGTTATTATGTATTTATGAACATCAAAAAAGGTCTGGAATTATCCAGACCTTTATCTTAATCCAATTGACCTTTAATCATTTCATCAGGAGTAACATCCTCATCAGGTTCATTCTCATCTTCAAATATATCTTCAGGATTTGTGCAATCAGCATATTTGAACTCTGACTGAATGTACTTGTCAAGTCTTTCCAATCTGTCCTTTGTGAACACACCTTTTGTGAACAACTTCTTCAATGGAACTGTAGTACCATCATCAAGACAATAGTTTCTTGAAGTTTCACTTGGAACAAAATATTGAACCAAGCCATTTGCTTCACATTTGATATATTCTGGTTTTGGATCCTTCAAATAATCTTTCTCTGTAATAAACTTACCTCTTTGAATACCACATCTTTCAAATGAAATATATTCTTCCAACCCTACATATGGGTTCATACCATTAACATAACTGATGTAAAATTTTACAGTATGTGGTACACAAAAACGGTTCTTCTCTGGTTTTGCTGTTACTATAATACCAGTCTGAGTATTGTTACTACCCTCTTTTAATTTTGCCTTTGACAAATTAAGAATGATACTTGCACCATAAACCATACCACAATTATGATTTATAACTCCATTCTCTGTAATATAATGCTGAACATCAGCAACAGTTAAATCATTAACTTTAGTACAAGAGTTTTCTTTTATACTTTTTACTTTTAATGTCTTTAATAGCATACTTAATATCTTTTATTATCTTATCAATGTTATTATTTTTAAAATAGTTTTCACCAATTCTTATAACTCCTATTATATCATTTCTGACTAAAAATATAGTTTCATCTCTAATTTCATCATATTTTATATCATGCCAATAAGCATCATCATATTCAAAAATTATAATTTCTTCACCTATTTTAAGATAACCATCTGAAATTACATATTTCTTATTGAACTTTTCTTCCAATATTGTATTTTGAACATTTATAGTTTTTTAACTTCTCCACCAACAACCAAATCAGAAGCATTAATCCACTTTGATTCATCAAGGATTTCTTCAATACTATCACCAATAAAAAATCTATGGTCTTTAGAACACTCCAATTCTGTTCCATCCTCAAATTCAATTGTTAAAGTTTCCTTTTCAAACTCCATAGTGTTGATAACATCTTTGTTTCCAGCAATAGTTTTTACATTATCTCCAACTACAATATCCTCAATATTCTTTAAGGAACCATCTGACATAACAACTTTAGAACCTGGAACCAAACAACCACCAGACTGAACAGAAGTGGGTATATAGGAATTTGTATTTTCATACACATGGTTTGATAAAACCATAGTAGCACCTATAACTCCCATCTTCATTGAAACAATTCTAAATATAGACCTAATCTTTTTTGCCTTGGTCATATCAGCCTTATCACTTCCTGATTTGGCATCATCAATTTCCTTTTCTGTAGGCAATCCTCCCAAAGAGTCCAAAACAAATAACACATTAGGAATAGACATTCCACTTTCCTTCTTTTCTATCAACATATCAATAACTTGTGTTATTGATGTTCTAAATTGTTCAATACTGGTTGCTGGTTCATATCTGAAACTATTTGGATTAACTCCAAATTGTTTCAACATTGATAATTCAATAGCATTTTCTGAATCATACCAAATAACATAATAACCCTTATTGATTGCTTCTCTGGCAATATTCAACAACATATAGGTTTTACCAACACCAGAAACACCACTCAAAGTTGTAATTCTATTATTTGGAATACCCCCAAAAATACTACCTGTAATACAAGCATTACACATATAATTTCCAACAGGGATGTAATCAGTTATCTCACTAACTCCAGCACCATCTGACATCAAACCACCCCACTTGGAGTTCTTTGACATTTCTTTATTCAAATCCGAAAAACTAAATTCACCACCTTTTGCCATAACTAAAAAATATTGTTTACTTAAATATAACAAAAAAAAACTCTTCATTATCTTCTATTCATAACATAGTTATAAACTTACTTATTAACTACTATTTATTATTAAATGGTTAACTTGTTCATAGTTAATAGTTTATAATATTTCCTAAATATTCTCTATATTCTTATAATAAACAAATGGGCCATAATATAAAAAGGAGGATATTTTCACATCCTCCTTTTCTTTCATTTCTTTTCAGAAGTCTTTTTCTTCTTGGTTTTCTTTGGAAGGTCATTCTTATCTGTGAGTTTAAACTCCTTACTTGGATCAATCACAATGTTTGCCCTTTCCATAAAGTTCTTGCAGATTAGCATCCTTGTTCTGTAATTCTTTGTTCCAGTAAGATCAGAAATCTTCAAGTCAACAAGTTCATCCTTGTATAGTTTTCCATTGAACTTGATGTCAACTCTGATTACTGGTCGCTCTGTTGATTTACCATGATGCCAGATTCTGATATGCTTTACCACATCATAAGTCCTATCCTCACCATTAAACTCAAATGTCACCTTTCCATCCTGTTCTTTAAAATTCTGACAAATGATGGCACTATATGCAGTGTTCCCAGTATCCAGTTTTGCTTTCATTTTACCAAGACCTACAATTTCAACAACTTCCTTAAAACCAGAAATTTGCTTTCCATCGTGAGTGTGCTTTACATAAGTGGATTGGGATTCAACAGGTTCTGACTGGTTATCTGTATTAGGAGTGAAGCTCTCAACTGTTGATCTCCTCATCTCCATATATTCATTAAATTTTTTTATCTTCATAACCTTATTCTGTTTTCTTAAATCCTAATTCATCTTTACCGGATGTTATCTTGCCATTGCTTGAACTTTCCCGCCAAATCTTTTTGACTTCAGCAATTTTCTTCTTGGTTTCCCTTCTTATCCTTTTCTTTAAAGACAATGGAATACCGTTATTATTACAATTACATCCCATGTTACTATTTATGTGTTTAATTAAAAGTCTTCCGGATTCACACCATAATGGAGATAATAATCATGAATTGGTCCTTCAATATCATTTAATTCAACAGCATCATAAAGTTTATCTATATTAGCATTACCAGTAAGTTCTGAAATATCAAATGAATCTTCAATTAAAGTACCATCACTCAATTCTTCAACCCAAATTTCATATTTTTCAGGTGTTAGTGTTACATTATAATATGTTGCTCCATATGAATCATAATCACTTGAACTAACACTAAAATCACCAGAAAGACTAAATTTAATACCATTAAATGTAAAATCCTCCTCTTCAAAACCATCTGATTCCATACCAGGTTCAAACACAAATCCATCAATATACTTATCAACTATATCAGTAATTGTATCAACAAAACCATCAATATCTCCAATTTGTTGTGATATTATTTCAGCATTCTTTTTATGTTGAACTTTTTCCTTTGCGTTGACGAACTTCTTGCCAATCTCACTTCGATGTTCATCTCTTTGAGATTTAGGAATATCATTCCATTGATTATCTGGATGCCTTTTATCTCTTCTATCCTTAAAAGTATTATGAAGTTTATGACTAATATCCCACTTATCATCTTTCAAATTTCTTAAAATATCAAGATTATTTATAACTAAATAATATCCATCTTCTAATTCAATTCTAAAACAATCGTGAATATCATTAAAAACTTCTTCCCATTTATTTGCTGGAATTGCTCCAACAATTTCAGAATCCTTCAAATCATATAAAATTTCTTTATCATAATTAGATTTTGGCAAGCCGTGTTGTTGAATGATTGATCTCAACTTACTACTTTGAAATGCTTCATTTAAAGCAGTGTACTCATTAAATTTTAATAATTTCATATCTAATAGTTTATTATTATTCTGTTATATATGTTATAAGGTCAACTTCATGACCATAAAATGCTTCAACAATACCAGCAACTTTACAAGCAGAACTAAATGGAAGAATTTCATTCTTAAAATAAGCATAGTTCTCATTACATTCAAGAACAACTTGACCATTATAACTCAAAGTCCAACTATCCCTTGCATCTGGATTGTTTGGATTCAATGACTCCATAACCCATTTATCTGCTGAATAGTGGTTATTTCCACCATTCATAAATCTTGTGAAAAGAGTTTTAAGTCCACCAACCTTGACATCACAATCATTTAATTGATAACTTACACTCTCATTAAGCATCATACTTTCATTTACATTCTCTTTAGGTACTATAAAATTAGTTGTATTGTCAGTTAAGATAAATGAATCATCAACAATTACTGCCTTATCAGAAATCCTGTGCATAAACTTGCTACCACCAACAGCAATATTACTATTGATATTATCATTGACAGTCTTTAAAACAACAAGTTCATTCTTGTAAACAGTACCATTGAACTTAATATTCAACTCAATCATTGGATCACCTTTTCTTAAGCCAGAAAGTTCTTCCTTATATGTAACACCATTGAAAACGAAAGTAACATCGTCGTCGTTAGCATTGACTGAACTACATTCAAGTTCAGTGAATGATTTATTGTCATCAAACTTCATAACAGTGTCAACACCATCTCCAAAGTTTTTCAAACTTACTGTTTCATACTTACCAATTTGCTCAGAATCATATTTTGTATATTTGAAGTCTTTGAACATATCCATAAGAGTCCCTACAACATCATCTCCAGCCGCTGTAGTGATCCCTTTTGTACCTGGTGAAGAGTTTACTTCAATTACATAAGATTGCTTTGTCCTGCTGTCCGTAATGAGGTCAACACCTGCCCAGCGACAACCAGTTGCCCTGGCGGCCTTCTTTGCAATATCTTCTTGCTCTTTGGTCAGATGACCTTTCTCTGCGGTTGAACCAAGTGAGTAGTTTGACCTGAAATCACCTTCCAACTGGTTTCTCTGCATACATCCAATCACTTCATAGTTCTCAATACCAGGAGTCATTCTTTCAAAACCTTTGTAAAGAACATGGATCCTCAAGTCAAAGTCAGAGTCAATCTTCTCTTGAAGAAGAATATCAGCCTTTGGTACCAAAGCAAATATTGCTTGAAGAACTGATTTCAAAGAAATCATTGAGTCAATTTGAGCAACACCAATACCTTGTGTACCTTTTGTAATCTTCACAATAAGTGGAAAACTTCCACCAACAGATTTTACCTTGTCATCAAGTTTACTCATTGATGAATGTGTAACAACAGCAGTTTTTGGAGTTGGGACATTTGCGGCAGATAACTTCTTATAAGTAATGAACTTATCCTCACAGTTATCAATCGCTTCAAGTGTATTCAATGTGAAGAAGTCATACTTTTGTAAATCAGAAAGGAAATCCCTTGATTCAATATTTTTCAACACAGTGCGACGAGGAACGATAATCGTGTTGTTGGGATTGAGAATATAAGTCTTTTTTGAAGATCCATTCTCAACAACAGTGAAATTTCCATTTGCACCCTTTGAAATGTTTGAAGAAGAAGGATCAATAACAATCATTTTCAATCCTGCCTTCTTTGCTGCATCCTCAAAGAAAAACATTGAATTGGAACTCTTTGTAGTCTTCTCTGCCCTGGATGACAAAAAGACAACCTGAATGTCCTTTGCCTTTTTACTCTCAGTTATTAAAGAAATAGGGTAATAACCCTTACTCATATAAATATTTTTATTCATAACTACTTTTTAATATTGATATTGTATTTATGAATTTTTTTATGACATCATTTACATCCATTGAAAACACCTCTAAATAATTCAAATTGTTTTTTCTTGCAGTCTCTCTCTTTAAAACATCACTTTTCGACCACACTTTAACAGCAATATCATAATCATAATCTGTCATCACAAATATCTTATCACCAGGTCTGAAATTATCAAGAACCCATTGGTGACAAGAACCATGAAGATATTCATCATATGACATTATGTTGTTCATCTCCTCTTATCTATATTATTATATGTCCTGTCAACATAATCCCTGAAATCATCAACATAATTATACATTGGAGGATTTTCTGAATGAACACATGGTTCATCTTCTTTCCTAAACTTCTTTTTCTTTCCCTTTGTTTTTGTTTTTCTTTTCTTCATCTTTATGAATTGCCCAAATGGAGCAACCTGTTGATAAACTTTTCCTGATGGAGTTGGTAGGTCACCAGAACCTTTTTCGTCACATTCATCTGGAAATGTAATTGGTCCAATTCCTGCGACATCACCAAATATGGCACCACCATTAGGTGCTACAACATCACATTCATACATATCTTCGGCTTCATCATCATCATATTGCTTTTGTGCTTGATCAATAACATCATCAATATCTTTACTTAATTCTTTGTCCCAATTTTTTTTTGCATATTTTATAATATCGTCACAATCTTTTCCTGATTTTGCATAACGATGATTATGTTCAATAAAATTTATAAAGTCATCAAGACTTGGATGAATTTTTTGATATTCAACACACGTAAATGCAAAATAAGCAATCATTGAATCAAGGGATTTTTTAAATGTTGAGGATACATTATCTTCTTTTCTTATTTCATTCATAATATTGCAGATTATTTTTACAATATTTATGTGAAAAAAAAGGCACTGAACATCAGTGCCTTTTAATTATCAATTCTTTAAAATCTGGTCAATTACTTTATCATCAATCTTGCTCATTGAGTATGTTTCATAAGTTCCATCATCCTTTAACCATACGAGAACTCTGTCAATAATGTTCAGGCCAACTGATTCAAGCATCCTTTGATAAATATTGAACTGAAGCATATAATGTGAAAATGCTTCATCAATATAGTTTGACATACATCCAGTCATCATTATACCATACTTCCTATTGTAATCATTGATTAATGACTTATTTGTTTTCCAGTCATATACCATATAACCATCTCTTTCACTATCATAAAACAACAAGTCACAAGTACCACAAATAGGCTGGGCACCATCAATATACTTTGTTGACAATTTAAACTCCGCACCAACTGGATGGATGTGCTTGGGAAGTTCATCATAGAACTTCTTAACAGCATCTTCCTTTGGATAAGTCGAAACAAGAGTATTATACTCTGGGATGTATTGAGGTCTGTTCTGTGGGCGAATGAGTTCAGGATGACCACATAATAAGTTGGTATAACTCTCACCAAATTCATGTGTTCTTGTTCCTGAAATAGTTGCCTTCTTGTTGTTCAAGAACCACTCTTTTTGAACATCCTCTTTCTTCAGTCCTCGCTTAACTGCATTTTGTGCAGCTTTCTGATCCCAGTCAACATAAGGTTCATACTTCTTAATGATGTTACTTACAGGAGTGTACTCAACATCACCAATAGAGTATCTATGACCTTCTTCAACAAAGTTAATATCACCAAACTTATCTGATACAAGTTTGCGACATTCATCAATCTTTTTCTTTACATCATTCTTTTTCAAGATTGCTTTCTCAAAACTTTCATTAAATATCTCGTCAAAATCCATAATCAAAATTTACCAATTATCATTTGTGGAACAACCACAACATACTCCTTATCTTCAAGTTTAATATATATTGGACCCATATCACTAAAAGCAACATGGTCACCAGGTTGCCATTCATTCTCTTCACCAACACTATCAATGACTCCTGTGAATGGTTCAGGGATTTCATATATACTTTGAGATTCCTGTTTAGGAATAATTATAGGTGAAGTTTGTTCCCCACTATCTTTTAATATAATGATGGTATCATTTACTGCTTGTAACTTTATCATATGCGTTCTATATAACTTGAAATTCTATTCTTTACTCTTTGTGCCACTTCTGGACTAACATCAGAATACTTAATATAATCATCCATCTGATCAGAATTACTTTTTGCGTGACTTAAATCAGTATCAACATCTTGCTGTCCAATCTCCATCTTTACTTCATTATCACAGGTTGTTTCAAAACTCCTATAATAATCATTAAGACAAGATCTGAATTCGTCAAAATTACATCTAATTGAATCTTCACCTTTTAAATGTAATTCAACTCTATTATTTTTCCATCTGATTTTTAATTCTCCAATAGTTGTTTCAAATATATCAAAAATATTTTCTGATATGAATTTTGGAGAAACCGTATTCTCAATAAACTCTGTTTCTCCAGTTTTAATGTCAAGAACAGTGATGCCCTTTATGTTATCTATATCACTTTTATCTTTATGATATGGATTGCCAACATAATGTACATTCTTCATATCTTGCCTTATGTGTATATGACCAGCATATACTTGGGCAGACTTGAAATCACTTTTCTTCACACCGCCTTTCATTTCAACACACTTTCCTTTTCTGTCAATAGACTTTGACCCACCAATCTGAAGATGACCAAATATGTAATTCACATCAACACCTTTAAGCACTTCAACCTGTTTCTCAACATCTTCGATCCAGGGATTGAAAAGACAAGTCTTTCCAGAAATGACTTCAACGGTTGGTTCTGAATAAATCTTTACATTAGGTATATGTTTCAGAACATCAACAGATGTTACATCATTTGATGATTTCTTATACATATCATGGTTACCAATGACAATTCTAATATCATTGAAAACTTCAGAAAACTTCTCAAACAAAGATACAACTCTTGAAATTGTATTAAGTCCAATGATTGTTCTATTATCAAATACATCTCCACAATGAACAAGAATATCATTCTTTCCAACTCTTTCTTTCATCATTGGAATCACAGTGTTCTCAAAATAACCAGCATAATCATTAAGCCAATCTTGATCATCACTCTTCAGTCCAAAGTGTGTATCTGCAATAAGCCATATTTTTACATTATCATTCATATTCTAAATATAACAAAAATGGAGTGAAAAATCACTCCATTTTTTTAATAAACAATAATTTCTTTACATGTAATATCTTTATATTGGTGGTCATCTGTATTCACGATAACCTCAATACCATCTGGAGTCCACTTGCACTTGATAATTTTATCATTCTCATACAGTTTCTCAACCAGTTTACCTTCATTGTCTTTTAACTTAATCCTGTTGTAATCCATATCTTTTTTTAGATTAAACCGTATTCAGCAAATGCTTCAAATCCACCAATATTGTCAATATACTCCTTGGCAGTCTTTACAATCTCTGAATATGGTACACCGTTAATTTCAGTATCACCAATAGCACAGAAAAACTCTTGAGACTTACCTGTTCTTTGTGCTTCAAGGAAAGCATAAATGTTTACAGATACATCTGACTTACTAATATCCTTACCACAAAGTCCACCACCTGTCACAGAACTGCCCATATCTGATCCAAGTTTACGGTTTGTAGCACCACTATCAACATTTAGTCCGCCTGTCCAATCACCAAGTGGGTTTACTGTGATTTCATAATCAGGATACTTAAAATGTAACCACTCACCAAGTTCTTTGCTATCGCAACAACTTTGACATACAATTAATGTCCTTTGTTTCTCATCAATCACATATTTCCCATCTGTTGGATACATACTATAAATCTCCCGTGCGATTGAACTCAATTCCATTTCTTCACTTGTCATTGGCACACCCTTAAAGATACCATTGTCACCACAGCGAATTTCACCATCTTGGTTGTCAGCAAGATGTGGATCTTGCGGAACAGAAATCAATTTAAGTTTTGTGTTCTTACCTGCAATTCGTTGAACTACTGGTAAAACATTCTCTTTTGTGAACTCATAACTTGACTCAACAATAATTGTACACAAACCATGTCCAATCAGAACTTCAGCGGCTACTTTTGGATTTTCTTGATTAGCATAAGCTATGTCAACTAAAGCACCAGCGATTCTATCTGCTACTTTGTCAGGATGTGTTGGATTAACTTTTTCAAACATATTAACTATATTAAATTAAACTTATTTTCTTGTAAACTAAATATAACAAAAGAACATAAATATCTATATAATAATATTACTATATATGAAAAAATTAAGTGTGTCTTTAAAAGAAAGTAGATTTGTTGATCTAATTAATAAGAAATTTACTGATGAAATCAGGAAAGAAGATTTGATCGGAAATCTACAAAAACTGAAACCAGTTGACATTGGAACATCTGTTTTGTGGGCAGATGATGACTTATGTGATGATGGTGAATACTTATTCACATTTGATGAAGTAACTGATATGTTGAAGGGTTCAGAATGGAGATTACCAACAGTTTCAGAAGTTGAAGAACTAAAAAATTATAAAATAGATTACAGGGATGGTAAATATATATTCACAAATAATGGTAAATCTCTTACATTTTATCCACATGGATATATCAATGTGTTTGAAAAAAGTGAAGGAATACAATTTCCTCATGAGGTAGATTGCTGGACTGCTGATGTAGATAATTATGATGTAATCAGATATTCAATATTTTCAAGGACACTTAATATTGGAAGTTTCCCATTCCCTGTTGTGAATAAAGAGAGTAAACTGTCAGCAAGATTAGTAAAGGATAAATAAAAAAAAAGAGAGAGGTAATTACCTTTCTCTTTCAGTTTTATATTAATAAATCTTTTTAAGCATCTGAATTAAATATAACAAAATAACATAAATATCTATATAATATTTAACTATATATGAAGAAATTAAGTGATTCTTTAAAAGAAAGTAGATTTGTTGGCCCAATTGATAAGAAATTTACTGGTGAACGAAGGAAAGAAGATGTTATAAAGACTTGTCTGAACACAAAGATATATCTAAAAAATCCAGAAAGTAAGTATGATGATCTAATAGAGTACATGTTTTCTATGTATTTTAGTACATTTGGCTTAAAATTTTCAATAGGACCTCTTCAAAATGAAAATTTTGAAGATTTAAAAAACTTTAAGATACCATATAAATATCTTGTTTATGAAGATAATTATAGAACAAGTTTAATGTGTAAATTTTTACCTTATAGTAAATGTGAAGGTGAAATCGAAGATAAATTTAAAATTTATGATGAATCTGATTATAATGAAATATGTAGAAGTATTTCAGAAAAACTAAAGGAGAATGGTGAACGACTTGAATATATTCCTAAAAGTGAAAAATATGTTCATTCATATGTTAAAGGAGATCACTCAAATTCTTACCTACGTGCGGATAAATATACAGAAGATTATCATTTATGTCTTATTGGTGGGGATCCTGCATATGAATGGTTTTGTAAAAATATAGATAAATATGATGGTCAGGATTATATAGGGTATTTCAAAGATGATATTATATATGAATATCCAGAGTTAAAATATGAAGATTTTATAGTTTGGAGTTATGAAGAAGATCATTGTAATATTGGTCTACCACTTAATATTAATAATCTCAATCACATTAAAGAATATTATGAATATACACAAAATTGGTTTAAAGTATGAAAAAATTAAGTGTTTCTTTAAAAGAAAGTAGATTTGTTGACCTAATTAATAAGAAGTTTACTGGTGAACGAAGGAAAGAAGATGGTAAAAAAGTAAAGACTTGTCTGGGCACAGAGATATTCCTAAAAAATCCAGAAAGTGATTATAATGGTCTAATAAAAGACATGTTTAGATATTATCCTGGTGGATTTAGAATAGGAGCAGTACCTTATAATGTAAATTTTGAAGATTTAAAAAACTTTAAGATACCATATCAATATCTTGTTTATGAAGATAATTATAGAAG